CGTAAATACATATCATTTGAACTTGACAAATCGCAAGTGGTAAAGGAGAACGAACGTATTTTAAATAAGCCTATCACGCCGCAGCAAACGCCTGTGGCTTCGCCTACTGTAGCGACAGAACCAGCTGAAGCGACTGCGCCATCCCCGGCAGCGGCGCCTATCGCACAACCGCAACCGCAAGTTCATCAACCGCAAGTTCAGCAGCCGCAAGTCCAACAACCGCAAGTCCAGCAACCCCAAGTTCAACAACCCCAAGTCCAACAACCACAAGTTCAGCAACCGCAACCCACCGCGCAAGCAGCCCAACCCATAGGCTTGCAATCAGCCGGCAACCGTCCAAAGCGAACCGAGCAAGGCATTACCGTACTTGTGCCGATGGAATACTATCAGCAAATTGCGCTCATGAAAATGCGCACAGGCATTCCCATTCGCGACATTGCGCTGCAAGCCGTTATTGAGTTCGTGGATAAGCATAGGAACGATTAAGGTAAACTGCCACTAAAGTAGTTTACCTAAAACGGTCTGTGGTAAACAAGTACTAAAGTGGTTTACCCCAACGCAACAAAACAAGTAAACAGGTACTAATATAGTTTACCTATTTACTAAATCGGTTTACCCTTCTTATTTAATATAAAGAATATAGAAAAATATATTTATCTTTATATTTATATTATAGGGAGCTGAATAATTGCTGAAAATCAGCTGTTTAAGGCATTGCGCGGTAAACTACATTAGTACCTGTTTACCTAAATAGGTGCTAAGTAAGTAAACAACTTTAGTACCAGTTTACCTTCTGACTTAAACAAAAATGGTCATGGAAAGTAAAGATTTAATACAATCGAATTGGATAAACACTCCATTTTCTTATACGAGGATAAGCAAAAATCTTACACTCTTGCAACAAGCCGTGTTGGTAAAGGTGTCAGAACTTTTGCAGCCTTATATCAAAGAGTTTTTTGGAGATCCTAAGTTATACAAAAACAAAAAGGTTCCAAGGGGTCTGTTCTCTGATGCCGTAAAAAAATCGGGTATTTTACGCTTCCACATATCCTACGCCGAGTTAGGTGTTTCCATCAACAATTACTATGCGGCGGCAAAAGCCGTAGAGGAGGTGTTGAAAATACAAGTAGATGTACCTGGTATAGATGAGAATGGAAAGAATGCGGTGATAAAATACAACGTGTTTACGCAGGGTTCTATGTCGTCGGACAATAGCACGGGAGTAGTGTTTGGAATAAACCCGGAAATTCCCGAAGTAATTGACCGCGTGTTTGACATGTCGCAAGATTATGTGTCGCACCCAGATAATATAGCCTTAATAAGCACGGTTGAGCGTATGCCCATGATTTACTATTTGTTGCGAAAAAGTAGTGGGCATAAATGGGACAAGCGCACCGTCGATTTGACGGTAAATAAAATCAAGGAATACCTTGGATTGATTACATGGGCAGATGGCCGTGTGCTAAAAGAGGCTTATCCTAAGTATTCACAATTTCGCAAAAAGGTAATTGAAACGAGTGTTGAAGACATCAACCGGTTAAAGCGAAAGGGTTTGCTCGATGTGTGCGTAAGTTTTGAACCTGTTTATAATGGAAAACGCAAGGTGGGCAATCCAGCTTTCATTCGTTTCAAAATCTACAACACGATAGAAGAAATGCTGAAGGCAACCAATCCTGAAGCCTATCAAGCATCTCTTTTCGCCAAACAGGAAGAAGAAAAGAAACAACAAGTACCAGTCGTTGAAGACTATCCAGGCAAATATGCCGAGGAGTGAACAGGTTCTTAGCTCAATATGAAGGATTCTTTAAACCCTGGCTTTTAAAAGCGCAACACTATGGAGCGAATGCCGCAGGTTTCATGTCAATTCGTTTTGATGACAAACAGACGCTCGAAAGTTTTAATGCTGAATGCGAAAAGCCTGCAAACAAAAATGAGTATAACAAGATGATGCGTACCTTAGAAAGCATTATAGGAAAGGACGCCGCTCGCGTTTTAGTGCGTGGCGTTAAGTAGAACATTTTAAAACAGAAAAAACATGAATGGAAAGATTTTAAAAAACGGTGTCGTGGCGATATGTATTAGCCTCGGCTTGTGTGTAAGCTTAACCTCTTGCAGTAGCGATGGTGAAGGCGATGCTTGTATCAACCAATTTGAAATTGAAAACTACCTGTATGGAAAACGGTGGTTTTTCAAGAACCGTTTCATTGATAAAACCGATACTCAGTATTCATTTTTTCGCAACCACCTTGTAATGAGTTTTAGTGCTGTGGACAAAATAGTTTCGGGTATGCTTACATACGATAATGTTTACTATTTCGGCACCTGGAATGCAGCTGGAGACAAACTTTCAACCACGTTCACGGTTGGAACGTATAAAGAACCTAACATAAAGAACCTACTTTATGGGACGCTTACTGTGACCGACCTTGCGAGTAATATAGACCTGGTAACATGTACGGATTCTAATGGCGAAACCCACTATTTTGAACACACCGAGGAATATCTGTCTAAAAAACGTACTTTTACGGATTATACCGATGCGTCTTCGCATGATAAAGCCCTACATGGTACATGGAAAATGATCGCTTACCGAGGAAATACATCCGTTGATTTCACCATAACAGTCAACAAAAATGGGAATGTTAGGTTTGTAGCCGAAAGCGAAGGTATTGATTTCACAACCACATATACAACGAAGAATGGGCATGTAACCTTCACCCATTTCATTCATCCCAACACGCAGCAGTATTCGTTCATTTATGTGCGCAATGACGATTCGGTGGAGTTTTTCTCTGAGGAGAATGCACAAAGAGGTTGGGTCTGGCTAAAAAAATGACGAGTAAAATATGTTCTTTCAAATCACACCGTATTATCCGCAGGGTAGTGCGGTGTTTTTGTGCATGTCCGTATCCTTCGCCATGAATGCCTTAAATTTGCCTTATCATTTAAAACAAAGCGAATATGCGCAAACCAATTTCATTCCTGGCGTTATTGGCCGTATTTTTCTTCACTTCCTGTGTGTCGTCACGCACGACAGAGCATCGTGTATCATCCGTTACAGAGGATAGCACTTCTTTGTCTATTTCCGACAGCGCAAGGGTGGTAGAGGTGCAGAATGGTGCTGCATCCACAACCCTTACAGATAGTACACACCTCACGGCAGACGTTTGCGAAACCGACACGAACGAAGAAACCATTACGGAGCAAATTACGGAGACATACGACATCGACGGTAAGAAAACAATCAACACCAATCGCACCATTCAGCGAAAGGGTAATCATGCCAAGCAAACGCAAGTAGATGGTTCCTTCTTCCATCAAGTACAAGCCTTGAAGCAGTACATAGACAGCTTGGACCGGGAATGGGGAACCCATTTGGATGCCCAGAAAAAGTCTTTAGAAAAGGATGACAGCACAAACAATGTTTCCGATAAAAACACCTCATACATCAAACCCAAGGTAGGGTGGGGGAGAGCAAGGCAAATCCTTTTTGTAGCCGTTCTCTTTGGCTTGCTGATTGGGGCTATTCTATACGTTGAAAGGTTTAAGAAGTAATCATGGGAAAAAGAAAACAACAAGATTATGAAGTCTCAGAAAAAGCGGAGGTCACGCTGCAAGACTTTGTAATTCCATCCAAGATACAAGCCTTCTGCAATCAGTACAAACCGCAGGACCATTGGACGGAAGATTGCGATGTGTTTACCGATTATCAATTACGCACTTATTTTAAGGCCGTGGTTTGCCCGTTGGGAGACCCCTTGTCGCTCTACCTGCAAGAACTTGAAATGCGCGGGTTTAGAATGCGTAATGATGAATGCGGAGAACCTGTTATTTATTGTCGTGCAAAGTAGTTTTTAAATACATAGAGCTTTATGAAAAAAGTAAAGTATTACTATTCGGCTACGTCCGAAAGCGAAACAGGCAAGCGTTTGCAAGCGTTTATGCACAAATGCGCAGTTGCCGAAGAACAAGCCCGTCAGTGGGCAGAAAAGATGGGTGCCGGACACTATTATGAGTCGCCGAATGGTATGGCTGGCGGTGTAAGTGCTGTGGAGTTTGGCAACATCACGTCGAAGGAGGGTTGGGAAAAAGTGGTCACACCAGACGGCCGCAGCTTGTTCTATCCGGAACCCGACTCGGATATTGAAAAAGAGATGTTCGACCTTCCAGTGGTGAGCGAAATGGAATTGATTGGCATTCTTCATTTTGTTCACGATAACAAAAAAGAAGGTCAGTTGCCTGTGTACACCTTTGGCAACCAAACGCCTATCATCTTCCTTCATCACGGATTGTGGTACATGGAGGTGCCCTATCCGTCAGCCGACACATCACTCATACCCATCACGGAAAAAGAATTTTATCGCAGACGATTGGCGGCGGTAAACGAAGTATAGCATTGACCCGTTTAAATTAAAAGGTTGGAGCGAATTGCCTATTTCGTTCTAACCTTTTTTTGTTGCAACCTTTTGACAGGAGAGGTTGCAACATTGCGTTCAAGAGGTTGCAACATTCCTGGTCATTAGGTTGCAACATTTCTGGTAATGAGGTTGCAACATTTCTGGTAATGAGGTTGCAACATTGCGGTCAAGGGGTTGCAACATTACGTTCAGAAGGTTGCAACATTACGTTTAGAAGGTTGCAACATTGCGGTCAAGAGGTTGCAGCCTTCCGTCCCAAAGGTTGCAACCTTCTGAAAAACTTTTAGAGAATGGTTAAGGTTCCGCCACCATTGAGCCATACCCTTTGTGCCGTATTCTCTCTTCTTGAAGTTGTTTGGTAAGTGCTACAATTTGCGCTTGTTGCGTTTTGATGATGTCGAGCATGGCTTGTTGTTGTTTAAGGTGCTCGGCTTCATTTGTGGCGTGTTGTTGCTGGAGTGCGATAAGCGAAAGCAAATTTGTGCCCTCCTCTGCGTGCGGAGTGCTGACATCGGTTGTTTCGTTTTGAGCGAGTGTTTCCGTTTCTGTGCTTGGCGTAGCTTCTGTTTGCCCCTCCTCACATGGAGTGGAAGCAATCACGTTGGGCAGAACAGACGGAACAATGTTCACTTTCGTTGGGTCTAACGGCTTGCGCTCGCCGGGCTGTCTGAGTGCAGGGTCAGTTGTGTACCCGCCATCGGGTTCAAATTGTGCCGATGCAGGAATACACACTTTGCCTGAAAACGGTTCTCCTGTGTTGCAAATGAACGCTTCGATAGGAATTTGAAAAGAGTTGCAAAAGCGCAGCAAGGTAATCACTGGCATGGCACACAGCCTTTGTTCCCACGAACGCAGGCTATTGTTCGATTTTGAGCCAACGGCTTGAAGAATGGTGCTAACGGGAATTCGCTCATTGGCTTCCATCCATTCTGTGAGGTAGGAATAGTTGTATCTGTAAAGCATAACTCTCTATTGTTTTAAGTTATTAAACAAGCTAAATATCGAACAATCCGAAAATTTTTCAATACTGACTATTGGTATTTCAATTCTAAATATTAAATTTGCACCGAAAGTAAAAATTTAGAATAGAATGACCAAGGAAATACTCCACAAAATTCTAAAAGAAGGGACAGCTTTAGACATTAACGCTATTCCGGTCGAAGAAAAAAAGGCTATGCAAACCTTTTTTATGGATTTTGGATTTTCGGTATCTACCTTTTACCTTCGATTCTTCCAGAAGGGATTTTCGGAATGGGAGATTTTGGGTATTGAAGATTGTAAAAATCAATTTTTAGCTTTGCCTGACGTGGCGCAATGTCTGCTCGAATACGTTGAAACAGACGTACTTGGCGCAACGCTTGGCGACAAAGGTTACTTATATACGTTGGCTCAGTGCGACAAGCCCAATGTGTTTTACTCGTGCCTGAAGAAAGCGCAAGGTGGACTTTGCGTAAGGTTCAGCGAGTTCATGGCACAAAAAGGCATGAGCACTGGCACCACTATCAAGCGTTTTACCGATGAAAATTGGAAACCTTGGGAGAGCGTGGGCATTCAGTCTTTGTTGAATCAATATTTGGCTTCGCGTAATGATTGACATCACCTTCGATTTGGAAACGTGTGCGACCTGCCCCACAGCTGCCGTCATGAGTGTGGGGGCTGTGGCGTGGAACAGAAATGGAGAAGGTACGCCTTTCTTTGAGGAAAGGGAGCCAATGCTCTACCCTACGTTCTCGGCACACGTAGACTTGCGCGGTATGTTTATTGACGGCTTTACGTTCGATGCCGCTACCGCCCAATGGTGGAAGGAACGTAGCAACGAGGCCAAGGACGCCGTGTTGGACGACGATAACGAGGGTATGCCTTGCTCGCCTATTCAAGAAGTAGTGAAAGACTTTTTCCGATGGATTGATTATGTAAAAAAGGCTTGCAATGAAACCGAGGTAAATCTTTGGTGTCAAGGCACAGATTTCGACATGGCTATTTTGCGCAATATTTGCCATAAATACCAAATCGAAATCCCTGTCAGCCATAAAAACTTCCGCGACCACCGAACCTTCTTCATGGAAGGTGCAGCTCACATTTGCAAGTTGTCTGGTGAAGCGTTCGCGCCCGACAAAGCCTACGACTTGGTAGACGCTTACGAAGCACCGGGTGCAGCGCACGACCCCCTGTATGATTGCCGGAAGAGCATTCATAGCACCTGGCAAATGATGAAGCACCTCAGTTGTTTGCCCGACCACGACTCATAATACCTAACTATGTCACAATTCCGCTATGCGCTTGCGCCTTACATTCCCAATCTGAAGCACAAGAAAAAAGGCAGGGGACGCCCCATCGTGCATGATTATATGCACCGCATTGCATACACTGAAACCCTGCGAGGCAATGAGGATGAAATTCAAACCCTCTTGTTCTACGGTGCGCCCTTCGCCTTGTTAAAAGATGCCTGCTGCCACATTCACAAAATGATGAACGGAAAGGTAGGCGACCTCAAAATCAAGTTAGAGCATTCGTGCCGATACAAGAATGGCAAATGTTACTGGCGTTATGCGGTGAGCGTGATTGACCTTGACGAACGTTTCATTTCGTTTAGGGAGTTCACCGGGTTACTGATAGCTCACATTAGGAATATATGTGTCTGCTCTATCAGGCATTACAGAACGGAATCATTCCTCAATCTGTAAACGAAACCGGGTTAGGACTTGGCGAGAGTGGTGACACCTTGCAGGGCAACACCAATGGATAGTCCTTCTCTATTCGTTGTTCGTTGGGCGTAGGAACAAGTCCTTTCCCTTTTCTCTAACAAATCTAAAGAAGCTAAAGAATGCAATTCCACCCAATTATAAATCGTCTGGCTAACCTCCCGCTGACTTACCTTGTGAAGCCGGCCGAGGAACAGCATTTTCAAGGACAGACCGCGTGTTTCTGTCCCTTCTGCCAAAAGAAGGGGGCAGAGGATGCTGATGTTCTTTCAGACGATAAGGCGAAGGCAGGACAGACACCGCACTTCATTATCTACAATGATGAGCGTGGCGGTCTTTACAATGGGGTAGGGGTTGATGGCGATACGCAAGCCCAGCACGGAGCCGTGCGCTGGATGTGTACCAAAACAGGCAAGCAAGGTTATGGGGCTTTAGAACTTTATGCCGCCATGCGCAATTTGCCCATGCACGGGGCCAGTTTGTTGCGATTGTGCAAAGACTTGGTGGTTCGGGTATATGGAGACACTGACGAAACTCGTGCGGTGTTCCCCATGCTGTTTGGCAAAATGGACTACCGCACCATTGCACCGCAGACGATAGAAACCTTCTTGTTCATGCCGAAGATGGATTTTAACCCGCAAGAACTTGCCGCACTCGGCTGTGAGGTTACGCTGGTGAAAGGCATTCCCACCTTTGGTTTCGGAAAGGATTTCACCACCGACATGCTCAACAAGGATTTCCGCATTTATGCCGTGGATAGTGTTACGCTACCGAACGTAGTGCGCGAAGGCAAGCAAGTGAGCGAGGTGATTTATGGCACTCCCTGGAATCCACTTTTCGTTTGTTTTGCTACCGATGTCATAAAACCGCAAGGCTCCTGCGGTTGTCTGTTCCGTCCGGCCATGAAAGGCGACCCTATCGTATTTTCTACTTGCGACGACCACAGCGTGCGCAAGGTAAGCCGTTGGCTCATGGGCGATAAGGTTTTTACCTACGCCATGGACAATCGCGATAGTGCATCCACTGCCGTTCATGCGGCCATTGAGAAGTTAGAACCGAACGAGCAATACACCGAAACGCGGGATGTTTGGGTGGAGAACGAAACCAAGGATGGCGAACCGAAAGGCACGTTCCGTTTGGAACAAGAAACGATAAATACTGCCGACTTAAAGGCTCGCAATATCGTGTTCTGCCGCACTCCTGAAGATGCCATTAGCGTGTATTATGCGATGCGTTCGCTTCGCATCGACAAGGAGAACGACCCGCATTTTCAAAAATACTGCTGGTATCATGTGGCATTCAGCATAGGCAGAAGAAATTTCTGGTACATAGACAGAGGGCAATGGCGGCAAGAGAAACTTGACTTCAACGCTATACAATACCAAAAGATGAAACGCTTTGCTGAGCGTATCGTCATGCTTTACCCCAATGATATTGCCAGTCAGCGAGATTGCGGAGCAATTGCCACTAAATACAGCGACTTGTGCTATGCCATGTTGCCCGAAGCCTTCCGCTCACGTTACAACCAGCGTTGGCAATGGCTGTATGGTTGTTCACCTCGTTCCGTGCGCGATTACATGATTGCCTACCGCATGACCGACGAGGACAACTTTAAGTTCGACCACGACCTTCGCATACCGCTCTACTCGCGTTTGCGTGGTGCCAAGAATACCGACCCTTTTGAGATTGAATATCCGCGTGATCCGCGCAGTGGCAAACCCAAGCCACCTACATGCAAGGTGTCACCATCTAAAGTCTGGCTCTTTATGTCGGCACACGGATATTACCGCATGATAGACCCCGAAAGCACCGACCTTGTGGGACAGTACATCCACCTCGACCGCTGCTTTGTGGAATATATAGATGTGAAGAGCATCATTCAAGCTGTAAAAGGTCTGCTGTTGGAGTTCATCGAGCAAAGTTGGCGACACAACGACCAAGAGCAACGCTTAATGTCGGACTGCGCCAACATGGTGGATAAAACTTTTACCGAAAAGTCAGCGGGTGGATTGCAAAGCATGACCATTCATTTTGCCGATGCCTTTAATGCCAAAACGGAGTATTTCTATTTCCGGAATGTGGCTTTGAAAATAACGCCAGAAGCGATTACACCAGTCAGTTACGACAACATCAACTTCTTCATTCCTGCCTTGGCGCGCAAACCCTACGACTTTACGATGCGCGTGTTTAAGACACCTTTCAACATCTACGAAAGTCAGGAATACCTCGACAGGCGCGCAGCTATCGAAAAAATGGAGGGGATGCGCAACGAGGACGGCTCCCCGGTGTTCTCGACCATTGAAATAGGGCAGATGAAAGCCGATTTGGAGGAGTGGTCGCAGACTTACCGATGGAAGGTAGATTGGCAAGGGAAACGCGAACAAGACCTTTGGCCTATTCTTCGCGTTATCCGTGGTTGCTCGAATGTGCTTTGGGAAAAAGAGCAAGAAGCCATTCGCAACAAACAAGAACTTTCCCCAGACGACCAAGCGGTTATATCCTCACACTTTGCCAATATGCTTTCTTGCATCGGTCGCGTGTGCTACCGCTCGTGGGACACCATGCAGAGCATTTGTCCCTATCTGCTGGAGGACAATATCAGCGACGAAAAGCAGGCAAGTGGTGGTTCGGGTAAGTCGGTCATGATCAACCTTGTAGTAGGTTCGGCTGTGAATGTACTCAAGGTGGATATGAAAGAGTATCTCTCTATTACCGATGCCAAATTCTGCCTTTCCGACTTGCAGCTTTACCCAGGCAAATACCGCGTGGTGCATTGGGAGGATAAGCCGAAGGGCTTTCCGATGAAGTACTTTTACAACAAAGTAACATCGGGAACCAAGGTAGAAAAAAAGTTTGGAGACCCCTTGCTGATGAAGATGGAGGACTCTCCGCTCCACGTAATTACATCCAACTCACCATTGAGTGACGATGACGACTCTACCGTAGGCCGCTTTCCGCTTGTGTCGTTCTCTGATAGATTTGCCCGGGCAAACCCCCAGAAGCGTAAACCCGCACGCTCGCCGAGCGATGTAATGAAGAACTTCCGCATGGAGCCGGAAAAGCTCACTGACACCGACCGCAACCAAACCATTTATATCTGTGCCTTGGCAGTTCAGTTCCTTATGCGTTACCACACCTTTGCCATTGCGCCACAAGAAAATGTGCGCCGCAGACAAATGGTGCAGAAACTCACAGAGAACATTGTGAACTACTTTGAATGGTTCTTCTCGCAGTCTGAGATATATGCCGTGCCTGTTTGTACGGATGATATGTTTAACGACTTTCTCCGTAACTGGGCAGACGCCAGTGAGGGGAAATCGAAAGAGTACAGCCGGGCCACCTTCAAGAAGAAGATTTACGACTATTGCGAGAACATGGGCATTACCTGCAACCCTAAACACCTCTTTGAGAACGACGCCGACAAGCACCGCAAATGCTTTAAGTTGCAAGCATGGGTTACACAGGAGTACTTTGTGGGTCGCGAGTGGGAAAACGACAAAACCGTTTCGCCCAAATACATTCGTTTCCTGCAAACGTCCAAGCATGTGTTCTTCTTCTACCGACCTGGCAAGGATAAAGTGCCACAAGATTACAAAGAACTCAAAATCATTGCCCGCAAGTTTGCGGAACAGCCAGACCCCCTGCCCTGTCTCGATGAAGACGGTAATATTGTGAAGCTCACTGACGAAGAACAAACCCGTTGGGACAACTTCATGTCGCGTAAGCAAGGCAAACGCATGGTCATTGGCAATACCGAGAATCAAGCTGCCCAATCGGTGGCGCAAATCAAAGAGGAGGACCTGCCCTTCTGAATAACAACGAAACAACAACAAACCAATAAACCCCAAAAATTATGGCAAGTTTTAATGGGAGTATTGACCTCCTCGCGCTCAATGGCGCACAAGTTTTCACGGGCATCGACCCCAAGAACCCTACACGTGCATTTGTATGTGTGCCGGTAGACTTGAACGAAATCAAGCTGACTACCTCACGCAATGATGCGACCAAGCAAATTGCAGGACTGCGCGTAAACATTTGGCCGCTCAATGAGGCATATAAAAATGCGGTTCGCCGCTCTGCGCAAGAGCGAGGCGACAGCAATGTCAATGTGCCTACCCACGAAATGCAAATCTCTTTCACTACCGATTATGTGAAGGAAATTGCCAAGGCATTCCCCAAGCTGGTAGAACAGGTAAGGGAGCAGAATAAAGAGCGAGACCCGGGTATCATGACGCAAAATGTGCAAGACGAAAACAGCCATTTGTTTAAGGCTCTCCGCAACCGCATGAGCAAGCGATTGGCCATGCTCTATCATCCACAAAGCAATGCGCAAACCACCGCCTATCCACAGCAAGCCTACAATGTCGCAAGCAATGCTACCGCTTATGTGACACCTGCCAACAACGAGAATACACAACCGCAATGGGGTGGGAGCTTCAATGAAGAAGACCTTCCCTTCTAAAAAACCTCTAAACGAAACCAAACAATGAAACTTCAAGCCCAATCTTCTAAAGCCCTTCACACTGCCTTATGCAAGGCTTCAAAGTGTATTGCCAGCAAGAAATCGTTGGTCATTCTCGACAATGTGTTGCTTACCTGCAATGGCGAAAACAACTTCTCCTTCATTTCGGCATCCGGCAGTTCGCAGCTCACCATTCCAGCGCCTTTAACCTTGTTTGAAGGTACGTTCGATGCTCCTGTGGCTTTACCAATCAAAACCTTTATACCTTTCCTCGCCACTTTGCCCGACTGCACACTCTCCATGAGTTTCGACAAGGATAGCAGCTCCATTGCGCTTACTTATTGCACGGATAGCAACGGCAATACGAAGGAGGGTAATGCGTCCATTCCCTTCCTCGATGGTACGGATTTTCCGAAAATCGTAGAACCGCAGGGTGATACCACCAAACTTGTACTTCCGTTCTCATTCTTCAACGATGTTATTTCGCACGCAGCCAATTTCACAGCAAAGGACGAGTTGCGCCCACAGTTAACCTGCCTTTGCATGGATGTAGCAGAGGATCGTTCAAGTCTTTACTTAGTGGCTACCGATGGTCAATCACTTATTCGCACCACCTATTCTAACAATCCTGATACCGGTGGTAGCGAGTTCTTTAAAGGAGGCACACCTCGTAAATTGCTCTTTCCGCAAGTATTCTTCCGCACCATGTCGGTGTTCGATGGTTGCGATGTAGTGGAAATAGAGAGCGACACACAAACCCTTAAATTTACGGCCAATGACATTGAGTTTGTATGCAAGTCAATAGATAAGCGTTATCCAAACTACGCTTCGGTTATCCCAACAGGCAACCCCTATTTTATATCGTTCAACAAAAAAGAGATGATCGAGATTATCAAGCGTGTAAGCATTTTTAGCGACAAGAGCCATAACAAACTTGTACTTACCAAGAATGGCATGTTCCTGGATGTTTCGGCAAAGGATATGGATTATTCAACCGCAGCCGACGACCAAGTGTTCATTGTAGACTCACAATGCGATGAGAAGTTTAGTATTGGCGTAAATGCAGGCCGTATAGAAAACTCGCTCAACGCCATCGATTCAGACAATGTGCGCATGGAGCTTTCTGATTCCAACCGGGCCATTGTGATTACAGCTGACGACCCGGCACCTAAAGTGATCACGCTTTGCATGCCCATGGTCCTTTGACAAACCTGCCCTAAAAACCTAAACTCAGAACAATGGAAGATACTCTATTATTCATTCCGCCGTGTTGTGTAGACAACAAATTGCCCAGGGCTATCATGCAAGCACCCTACCGTTCGCTCACGTTCTACACCCATAGCGATGTGACGCTCGAAAAGTTTTATCGTGCCGTGGGGTATATGATAGGACAGTCTCACACCATGGTAGTAAGCATGACCTTTCTTGCGGCCGAAACGCTGGTTTTCTTTCAGCAGTGCTTTGAGCGTGGTTGGATAAACTCTTTGGTATTGTCTACCTCAAAAGATTGTTCGGCAATGGTTGATAAGTATCTGTCTGACTATAAGGACAGGGTGTTGTATGTGAAGCACCGAGATGCCACAGACTGGGCATCCCACATGGTTCTGTACTCCGCAGGCAAGGCATTGATTGTGGAAGGTCCTATGTACTCTCGTGCCATGAGTGCCGGACTGACCACCTATCATGCCACATTCTACCCCATATTATCGACCTATTCCAATCGTCAGGATTGGGGCAACCCCTTGCGCAATGCGCTCTTCCCGGATGTGCTTCGTCACCGTAAAGGCGCAAAGCAGAGCAAGCGCACTAACCTTTGTTCTGAGTTGAACCTTTTCCTTAACGTAGAATTTCCGCCCTATGAATAGCCATCCACAGCAATCCTACACCAACCTACGCCAATACACCGAAAAGTGGCAATGGATTGACCCTCGCAGCCATCAGCTCGTTACGGGCTATGTGCATCCGCAGAGTGCCACCAAGGTTGAACGCCATCCGTTCTACATCAAGTTCCTCACCAAGACAGGGCATGTAGACGAGGGAAATTGCATTTGTCTTTCAGTAAACACGCTCACGCACCAACGCAGGGTGCAGTTTGTCGATAGCAAAGAAATCAGGTGGGTCAACGACATCTTGGTGTTAGAGGTGGACGGCACCCGATTTATTACGCATTGATTAGTGATTAGTATTAAGTTCATAGCGCGTTCCTGGTTCGTGAGAATAGGGAACGTATTTAAAACAACTTACAACTATGTGGAATTTTTTCAAACGAAACAAACAGAAAAAGCAGTTGCGTGAAATTCGCAACCTTGCAACCCTATTTGGCATACTCGACCGGTTATCCAATCGGGGCAACATCTACTGGAAAGAGAAAGACAACATCTTGCTCATTGAAGAGCGTTTTGCCCTGCTTAAAATGGCCGAAGGAAAAGAAGGCTTCCAAAAGTTTCTTGAACAAGTCGCAATTTGGCAAAACTACAAACTCATTGCCGCTGCTTACGAACAGCATGTGTTGGAGATTGAAACTGAGGCAGTGCGCCATGCACGGAAAGACAACCCCAGCCTGACTAATGCAGACATCTACCGCATTCGTCAGAATGCCCGAACCATGATGAGCGAAATCAATCCCGAAAGTCTTGACGTCATTCGCGAGTTCGACATTATGATCATTCGTTCCACAGCACCTTCGGCTAAGGATTCCACCCAAGAGAACGGACAACTGCTTGCCGTTGGTCATTTCGACGGCACACAAGTAGAAATGGCAATGTACGAGGACGTGAAGCACGCTCTGCATAACGAAGAATAACCTTTAAAAAGAGGAGGACGATTTATGATTGGCAAAATCAAAGCAAAACTCATCCACCTGTTAGGCGGTTACACCGAAGCCGAACAACATGCAAATGGTAAAAGTAATTTCAATTCCGGTGTATTTACTACGTACTGTTACATGCTAAGCTTTGCCGATAGTCTTTACGGGCTTACAGCCGATGATTGGTGCAGACGAATGTATCAATACATCGAGCAAGGCGTTAAGCACGAGAAGGATATTTAATAAACCCATTCACATTAAACCCCAAATACTTCATGAGCAACCTCATATTATTGGCACTTTTTAACATTGCACTCTCCTTCGCCGTTTGCAAAATCGTGTTCTACTTATCTTACAAAGAAATTTTAAGTGAACTGGAAGCCGAAATGGACGCCCTCTATGACAAAGGTCTCGACGATGGCTACGCCGAAGGCTACAAATGCGGATTGACCAAAGGACGCGAAATTGGTCAAGAAGAAGCCCTGCGCTCAACGGAAATGCAGTTTGCAAACGACAAGAACAACAATCACAAGATATGAACATTATGGAAGACTCAGACGAAATTATTGAAGTAGTATGGACGGTCGAGGAACTTGACAATGGCATCGTACTCGAAGACAAAGACTCACTCGCCAAAGAAGCAGCCGTTGTAGGGTCTGGCCCCGACGACAAAGAAAGCATTAAACGCCTGTTAGGCAAATGGTTCTTTGCTGAGCTTGACCATGCGTTTGAAAGTCTCAGCACGCCCATAGTCCGCATCAAATTTCAAATTGAAAGTAAAATATGAGATTTCATACTCCTCCCACTTGTGAGCGTTGTGTTTACTATGATAGTATCAGCAATGAATGCTGCGAACAGCAGTCCATACATTACAAAGGCGTTGTGAGTCCATTTGCACGTGCTTGCCATGCGTTCCTACCCGCTTCCTATGTATTCAAGCCTGTAGTTCGTAAAAAGTGGCACAAGGTAAAAACCATGGACGACATGGAAACACCTGGCGCACGTTTCATTTAACCCTACAGCTCCCATGAAACCATCCAAAAACGCAAAACTTATCCATCAGTTCCACGACGCATGCAATGCCCTTGTAAATGCCGTGAACGTGCAGTTGTTCGAAGGAATGCGCGCTCCCTATTGGGTAGCCGACGAAGTAGGCGGTTTGTGTGATTTTGAAGCCACCGACTTCCTTACCCCCGAGGAAATGGTACTCATCTTGAAAGCCAACCTCACCTATGATGAGTATGCCGAATGGCGCGACGCGAACATCGAGTATGATGATACAAAAGGCAACATCAATCTTAAATCGTGGTTGAAAGGTTGCAGGTTTAGCATGATTAAGGACAAACCGAAAAAAGACGACACCGATACATGATAAAGATAAACTACCACATCCCCCTTGCCGGAGGGTTATTACGCAAGTTTCCGAAGCATTCAACCGTGGCGCGTTATGGCACCTTAGCCGATGCGTAAAGAGTACCATGCAGGATGCAGGTGTGCTTATCTGTTATGAATGACCACAACCCCTAAGAACCAATGATAACGAAATTCAATTTCACCGACCGAACCATCAAGAGTTACGCAATCCGAAAACTCACTCCCACCGAATGCTTCCGATTGATGGGTGTGCGTCAGGACGTGATTAACGTAATGCAAAGCACCAATGCCCAAGCCGCCGAGCGCATGCCTGGCACTGAGGGAAAAGGCAAACCCTCCGACATGGCGGTGTCGGTGAGTCAGCAATACAAGCAAGCAGGCAATAGCATTGTGGTGGATGTGCTCAAAGCCATTTACGCACAACTGTGGTATCCCAAACCGCCAAAGCCACAAGCGCAGCTATCTATGTTCGATGTCTTCTTTCCTGAAGACGCTTTGCCGCTTCATCCAGTAGACACCCCAGAAGGCGAAAAAGTAATCATTACCACCTTTAGCGGGTACGACTCTCAACTTATGGCGGCCGATGCCTTGCGCGAGGACCATCCTGACTTTCATTGGACGTGCATGGGCTGGAGCGACATCGACAAGTATGCTTGCCAAATGCACAACATCGTTTTTCCGCAATATGCCGACCGGGCGTTAGGCGACATTACGAAAATAGATTGGCACAAGGTAAAGCGGTCGCTGCAAGGTCGCGAAGTAGACTTGTTTACTTACTCATCACCTTGCCAAGACATCAGCCAAGCCGGTAAGCAAATGGGACTAAAAGAGGGTAGTGACACACGTTCTGCACTGCTCTGGCACGTAGCCGATGCCGTAGCGGTGTTAAACCCCAAATATCTCCTTCAAGAGAATGTGGCAGCCTTGGTCAGCGAAAAGTTCATGCCAGACTTTAAGTTATGGCTCGCCAAACTTGAATCATTAGGATACGTCAACCGCTGGGCACGTTTGAATGCTAAGGACTATGGTGTGCCACAAAACCGCGACCGCGTGTTTTGTCTATCCATGCGCAAAGATGTAGCCTTCGACTATCAGTTTCCAGAAGCCTTCCCCTTGCAAACGCGATTGGAGAATGTGTTGGAAGAGGAAGTCTCAGAACGCTATTTCCTGAAAGACGATGCGGTGAGCAAGTTTCTACGTGCCAACGACGATGATGATGCCCTATTCCTTCAGTTCGACCTTCCACCTACCCACGAGGCTGCTATGTTTCTAAAAACGTGGCTCACGCTATGGATACAAGCAGCCGATGGTGGGGAAATGAGTTCTACAAGTCTTCAGCTCGCTCTTAATTCGGCAAAGCAGAAAATGAAACTGTCTTATTCCGTGTTCACGGAAAAGGGAGCGGCTGCGTTAGGACATGAGTTTGAAAGTCTGTATAACGAGAACCTGAAACGCCGCCCGAACGATGAGAACCGATAATCCACCGGAGCGGGTGATACGCATCATTGCTGACATGATTGGGGGGTAGATTATGCGTCTGCCCTGCTTCAATGTTCAGTGCCGAACGTCTTAACGGGGTGTTTCACGGCTATGCCATATCGCTTATGGCACGGACAGATTGCAGTGATGTTTTCTTTATTGCTGTGGAGTTGTGAACAAATACCAAAGTAGTTAGAATCATGGAAACGAACATCGGGAAAAAAGTAATCATTCGTGGCTACCGTAGCGGAATAGAGTTCGGAACACTTGTAGCACACAACGGCAGGGAAGTCACGCTTCATGATGCACGTCGCATTTGGACTTGGGCTGGAGCAGCGTCCCTCTCCCAGCTCGCTATGGATGGCACGTTGAAGCCAGACGACTGTAGGTTTGCCGTCAGGGTAAATAGCATTACCATTCTCGACGCAATAGAGATTATTCCTTACACTGACAAAGCCATCGAATCAATAGAAGGCGTGAAGGACTGTAATTTTTAGAGATGCGCATCAAATCATTTCTGGGCATAACTTGTGTAATCGTACAATTATGAACGCCGAAATCCACCCCATCTTCCTTGGTCGTTACTCACCCTCGCAAAACGGCATCATTGTGTCGGCAAAGGGCATTGCACTTTGCATAGCTGGTGGTGGTAAAGGCCATGATGTGGATAAGCCAAAGATGTTGATTGTTTATGAGTAATGCACCCACCTACAAGCGCGGAACCATTCGCAAGAACGGACGGCTCTATGGCTTCAATCCCGATGGTACGCTTTATCGTATATGGGAGCACCGCAACATTCCCTTCTTGCAAATAGTAGACATCAGTGGCAGCACCTTTCTGCGCATTCGCCAAGCCACCGAAGAAGGATATACCGATTGCCCAGTTTTTGGCGTGTGCGACATCAGCTATCCCACCTCCACCTTGCGCCGTGCAAGGACCGTTGGGGGGCGGTAAACTGACCAACGCGCTCACTTGCAGTCAGCAACTGGTAACATTAGTTGAGTTGTGAAACAAACCAAAGATATTGATTGAGTATGATTAAATATTACTTATACCAACATCCTCGTGGTAGAAACAATGGAGGGGTAATAGGGACAGGCCTGTGTCCTACGATCACCATTTGCTCGTGGCAGTATAATTGCTTTTTAATAAAAGAATATGATTAGCCGTGCCGTGCTTGTGCATTATCGAACAGAAGAAGCCAAGCAATTCCGCAGATTGCATGGTGATAGGGGGGGGTGTAAGTATCAAGACAAGCTACACCGCCCCAATCCGCAGCCATGGAGCAATTCAATAACAACAGTAACAAAAGACAACCTATTATGCTACGTTTTCGCATAGCCGCTTTCCGAGGGCGTGACCCAGACAATCCGTCCGACAGAAAGCATCCTTCCAACGGACGCTTCTGTCAGCGAATGGAGATAAACGTGTCAGGGATAACCAATACCTTAACTTCAGTAGGTAAAGACAACATGGTATATTTGGAATATTTGTAAAGAAAAGAATACGAATATATGACCGACCAAACAGCTTTTGTTCAATGTCATTCTGAAATATATACCCATCGGGGGGGTATTCCACCGTACTCTCCTCACGCTACGAGGCTTGGGCAGGCTTGTATGATGAACATGGGCAACACACGGTGATACTTGTGACCTGTGACTAAACGCACCCATGAACCGCACCATTCACACCCTTGTGGTGGGTAGTCTCAACTTTCCACCTTACGCCGGAAAGTATGAGCAACCACGACGCATATTCTCCCCCAAAGGCATTGCGCCAACCATCCACACAATGAGGGGTGGTGGGCGAGAAATCAAAATCTTAATTGAAATCTAACAACACTCATATTATGGCAAAATTAAAACCCGTAAACCCTGTCAAGTTCTACCTTCTTTGCGGCATTCCGTTCTACATCCTGCTCACGCTCAAACTCATGGGCGTGTTGTCGTGTTCGTGGTGGTGGATCACCCTGCCCGTGTGGTTGCCCTTGCTCCTCTTTTTGTTGGTAGTGGCGGCATTCTTTGCCTTCATACTTTGGCCCGCAAGGAAAGGTACGTATCGAAAGAAACGTAGAATGTGATATTAAACATTTATGCAAAAATATGCTGATAGGCTTGATAGATGTGGACGGATGCCACGGCAAAAAGAAATGGGGTGCAACCACCTATCCCAACCTTGCACTCGGGAAAATAGCCCAATGGCACGTGCTGTACGGCGACAGGGTGGAGTGGGCAAGAGAAACAGATTTGTTCCACACCGAGTGTTACGACATTCTGTATGCGAGCAAGGTGTTCAACTTTTCGCCCGACGTGGATTTCCGAAAGTACAAATACAAATGGTTAGAAAAAGGTGGAACTGGCTACGACATCTACAAGAAGTTGCCCGAATGTATTGACCGCTTGCAGCCTTACTATCCGCTATTTCCATGGGTGCCGAGCAACACGGCATACGGTTTTCTTACGCGCGGTTGCCCTAACCGTTGCCCTTGGTGTGTGGTGCCGAAAAAGGAGGGTCCTATCCGTCCGTATATGGATATTCAAGATATTGCCATTGAAGGACGCACTCATGTGGTGTTGATGGATAACAATATCCTTGCAGCTGGCGACTATGCACGGAAGCAGCTACAAAAGATTATCAAACTTGGCTTATACGTCGATTTTAACCAAGCTATGGATGCCCGGTTGGTTACACCCGAATTTGCCGAACTTTTGGGGCAAGTAAAGTGGATAAACGGTCGCATTCGCTTTGGATGTGACACGACAGCACAGATAGCACATTGCGAACGTGCTATGCAGCTTATCAACGAGGCTGGCTTTCGCGGCGAGTACTTCCTGTACACAATGATAGGTGGAAATAATGATTTTGCAGAGTGTTACAACCGCATACACTACTGGTGGCAGCGTTTGCAGGATTTCCGCAAAAACAAAAGGGGTAGGGCAGTCTATGCCTACGCGCAGCCTTACCGCGACCCTATACACCCTGGCAATGCTATTCCGAAATGGCAAGCTGACATGGCGCAATGGTGCAATAAACGCATGATATTCTGTACAACAGACTTTAAGGATTTCTCTCCGCGAAAGAATTTTACCTGTGCGAAATATTTTGAAGCAACGAATATTTAATCTTTTCATTCAATGTACAATGAAGGGGAGTACGTCGTGATGACGCGCTCCCCTTTTTCTGCGTCTTGTTGTTTAGTTAAACCACCTCACCACCGTGTCGCCTTCGCGTGTCTAATACCCTCCAGGCATCCACGCCCAACCGAAGCGACCGATGAAGTATTTCACGCCCAACCAAAGCGTGTCGAAGGCATCGGTAAAGTCGGTTCGTTGCTGAAGGGGAAGGTTGTCCTCCGTTTCAGGTTTCTTTTCCTGACTCTTGTCTTTTTGGAAACCGCGATATGACAGACTGACTTCGCACAGCTGCATGGCAATAATGAGGTCGGGGTTGTTGGGTTGGTTGATGCGTATGGCCGGGGAGGTTACTCCTGCCAAAGCCTCGTTGATAAGGCGGTGCTTCACGTCGTGACGTTCGGGCACACCCATGTCGATGCCGCGCACCGTCCAGCCTGCGGCTTGCAGCTCCTTAATCACTGCCATGTAAAAGCGTTCGTCGGTGGTGGCATACGAGGCACCCTGTTTGGCTGTGGCATCGTAAAAATACACTACATCGCGGCACACGGCACGTTTTGGTGCATAGTAGTGCGAAAAGTCCTGAATGAGTTCGCGCAGTTTGCGCTCGTTCTTCACGTAGAACGACTTGATGACATTGAGGGCCATCACCCCATCGCGCTCATATTTTTGCCCCACCACCAACGTATTGATATTAGCATTGTAGTCTAATGCAAGATACAAAACCTCGTTCATGTGGCAGTCAGAGTCCATGCGGCAATCGTTGCGCTCGCTCAGTTCCTTAAAGTCGGGATGATAACTCTCGCTCGTAATGCGTTTGCCATCCACAATGCCCGTTGCCTTTTGGGTAGAGAATTTGGCTTGACTTAGGGGGTCTACGTCCTCCGGTATGTAGCCATGCACGTGGTCAATATCCAGATTGGAGTAAAAACCATCGTTCGACTTTTGCATCTTTACGTTCATAATGCTGACCATGAACGTATAGGCCGGGAGGTCACGTTTCATCTGTCGGATGTAATCCTCTGAAAGAAGGTCCACATTCGAGAGGGTGCTTGCCCTGCGCACCAAAAAAGCCACACGGCGCAATTCGCGCAAATAGCCTTCAGAGAATTTTTTGGAACGCAAGAACATTTGCATCTCAAAATCCTCCTCGGGCGTAATGAGGTATTCGTAGTCGTAAATCAGTTCGGCATCGTCCTGTTCCACCAGGTGGTAATTTACCGCCATCGTCACCATGGCCCGCGTCACGCGCAGTCCGTGGTTGGGCATGATGCGGAATTGCCCCTCGTGCTTCATCATTTTCAAGGCTACGGCACGTATCATGGTGCGCACTTCGGCCGGCACTACATGAATGGCGTGTCCCGTTTTGTGGGCATTATACAGCAGGTCGTTGTAGCGTATCACCTTGTCGGCATACTCCTCCAGCTGCTCCTGCACCCAGCGGTAAGTTTTGCCCTTAAACGGTCCTGTTTCAATTTCAAGGTCAAGTTTCTCCTCCTCGCGTTCCAACCACGAGCCTTTGGTGGTGAGCGAGGCATCAGAGAGGAAGCGCGTGCTTTTGTAGAGCGGATTGTGGTCGGAAAATGCTATGTCGCCCAAGGGGTGTGTTTGACCCGAAAGCGCAGGCATCAGTTCGTCCGTCACCTTTTTATACGGAAAGAAACGTGCCTCGTCGCCCACCATAGCCGAGAAGGTGTAAGAGTTTGCCGATGCGGTTTGCGAGAGCGAAATGAGCACCCATCCCGCTCCGTTGGCAAGCCAAATGTAGTTGTCGTAGTTTTTGGGTTTGAAAATACTGGGCTTGGCATGCTTAGGCGGACGACCCCATCCAAAGTGAACGCCCTGCACAAAACCAAACATACGCTCCATAGCTGCCATGGTGCTCGGAATGGTCTTGCCAAAACCTTGCTGACGCGACACTGCCACCCATGCTCCGAGCATACCCGGCATCGACTGACTGGCCATCCATACGTAAGGTGCTACCAATCCATCGGTTTTACCCACACGGCGGGCAGCTATTACGCGCTCGTCCTTTGCAGCCATGTAGATCGATTGTTGCTGAAATTTTGTCAAGTAGATTTGATGGGGTTGTTGTTGCATGTGGGTGTGAGTTTGTTAGAACAATGAGAGTTGGCGGCAAATGTTGCCACGCTCGGTTTGGTGTTTCGGCACAAAGATGCGCTCGGTCACGAGGTTGTTGGCAGTGGCACAGAGCGTAGAACGGTGTGTAAACTCTTCTATGCAATCGAAGCGGTCGGTCGGCATTTGGTAGGAGGAGACAAACACGGGCGCAGTCTGACTTTCTGCCCATGTGTAAAAGCGTTCGTAATCGAAATCTTCTGCTTTGTTGTATTTGTTTGTGCCTTCATAGGGAATGTCGCAATAGATTACGCTATCCTTCGGTATAACCACTTGCTCGTAGCTAAGCACAGATGGCGTGATAGGCAAATTACCCCCCGTGTGGATTTGTGCCACGCAGTTTGTTCGCTCTCGGTGTTCCGCCTCCCAAGGTCGTTTTGGTGTTGCAATCTGTGCAACGCTGTTGGTTCCTTCTCGGTGCTGCACCTCCCAGGGTCGCTTGTAGATTTTTTTTTTGAAAGACGGAGCGTGTTTGCTGTCGCTCCATCGTTTCCAATCGTGCGGATATCCCCCCCCCTCAAAAGATTGTTGTTGGAAGTGTCCGAATTGGCTGAAATACTTCCGAACGGCAGCATATTTCTTTTGCACATCCGTAATGTCGTTCACAAATGAAAGGTCGTGCACCAGTGCTTTTGCCAACGAATAGTCAGAAAAGAACAGTGCATAGTGAATGGCTTTTTTCAGCGGTTCAATTTCCTTGGAATAAAGGTAGTTGCGCATATTGTTGCCAAACGACCACACCATAGCCACGTAAGGGTCGGTGTCGCGTAGGCGCAAAAAATCCTCACGGCTAATCCACCGCGTGTCGTTGGCATATTTCCCTTGCAAGGCATCCATAAATAGGGTAGGGCACATCCAGTTGATGTCGTTAATGTAAATGTGCTTAAACTTGCCCATGAGCAATGCGGCATGGCTCACAGCGCAACCTCCGCAGAACAAGTCTACAAGGTTGGTGCGTCGGGGCAATAGGCGCACAATGCGCTCAGCCAGTTTGTTCTTGCTCCCTTTGTAGGGTAGTCCGTATTTCATGTTCGTTTCTTTTTGTTTGTTCGTGTTATCCATGTTCCTCATACCTATGCCCAATGTGCCACTTGTTGCACACCCGGCACAAGTAAGCCTTGTAACCCTCACTCAGCAGGCGCGGTTGTTGGTTCAGCCATTCGTAGGCATCATCCTCGGTGTCGTAGCTCACCTTGGCCTTCCATCCGTGCGAACTCTTGCGCGTCCAATGTTCGGGGTCGGGACGAAAAGGCGGACGCTTGTTGTGGTAATGGTTACTCCCCCGGCTGTTGCGCTTCATGGTCGGTGTCGGTGTTAGGCAGGGGCATTTCCTCCTCTGCGGCAGCAGGGTAGGGGTGAGGTGCGTCCTCTTGTCCGGTTTGCTCCTCCATATAGGCAAAGTAGTCGGGCTCCTCCTCGCGTTCGGGCTTCGCGGCAAGCAAGGCATCCTCCTCGATGTCTTGCATATCCTTCGCCGTGAGTCCATACTTGCGTGCCATCTTCTGCTTGTACTCATCGGTATAGTTCACGCGGTCGCGCTTCACAATGCTCACATCCTGCGTAATGGAAATGCGGCTCATGTCGGGCATCTCGTCCGTAGCGTCCTTCTCCTCCTGGAAGTTGCCATACACATTCGCCAAGGCTTGCATCCCCTTATCCACCGCACGGTCGTTGTTCTGCTGTTTGCCCGTGCGTATCAGCCACTCGGCACTGCTCAGATACATCGCCTTGTGGCGCGGACTTTCGTCGGTCATGAAAAAACGAATGAGGTGGTTGCACACCGTGATGTCGTTGTTTATCTCCGTCACAGTGCGCGGACGGATGTTTCCCTCATCGTCGAGCGTAATGTGCAAGGCAAGCACCATGGCTTGCGCCTCTGGGTTGCCCTGTGCCGCCTGATTGAAAAACAGCTCATAATCGCGCCGGGCAATGTTGCGGCAGGTGGTGCGAGGGTCAATGTCGTTGTTCTGTTGCCAACGCTTGTAAAACTCACCACACAACTGCATGCGGTAACGCTGCTCCAACTTGGGAAAAGCCATTTCAATGCTCGTACCACACGACAACCATCTGTCAATCCGGGCAAGTGTGCCCCTGGTAATTTGGCTCATGATGGTTTGGGTGTTTTTGTGTTGTTTGCATACAAAGGTAAATATTGATTTTTGCTCCCCACGGACAAGGTGAATATTGGTCGCTTTCCTTCTCCTCCATTTCCAACTTTCCCCAATGTCCTCGTTTCGCAAAAAACGAAGCTTACCTTTGGAACATTAAAACGAAACTTATACACAACACAAAAACACAAACAACTAAACACAAACAACCATGCAAGCATCAGCCCCAACCATCACGCGCGTCGTTGCCGGACTCATCGGCATTCTTTGGTGCTACGTTGAGCCTTCGTTAAACTACATTGCGGTGTGTTTCCTCGCGCTCGTTCTGGATTGTTACACCGCGTGGCGGTGCAACCGTCGCATCTATTCGCGTTACCGAGAAGCCATTAAGCGCAACCCCAAGTGCAAAATGGACGGTAAACTCCGCTCCAAGAAAATGGCTAAAATGGTGCAAGACTTTTCTGTGCTTGTCATGGCTATCTTCTTGGCCGTGATTATCGACAAGGACCTCTTGGCCCACATGGGAGAGTTGCACCTTGCCAACTACTTGTCCGTCATTTACTGCTCGGTGCAATTTGTGAGCATCCTCGAAAACGAAAGCACTTGCAAAGGTGCAGCATGGGCGAAGGTGGTGCAGAAGATTGTGGCAGACAAAACCGAACGCCACTTCAACATCAAAATCAAAGAACTCATGGCGGAGGTAGAGGCCATTGAAAAAGGCGAAGCAGACGCATCTGCCGAAAACACCCCGAACCCCGAAACAGAAACCAACCCTAAACCCCAGGAGGACTAACAATGACCATCAGCAACATTCTTGAACATTGGGCAACCATTTACAAGCCCCTGTCGCATAAACCCGAAGGCAAACTGGAGGAACAGGCGTTTTTCCGTATTCGCTACATCGACCTCGAAAACATCTTTAGTCGCAACGCCAATGTGGTGCATTCGCCTTGTATGCTGCAAAGCGTAATCAACACGGGTGAATTTCGCGACGCCAACAAAATGGAGGTGTCGCATCAAGTGTGGTTCCTGGCCAAGGTGAAGGACACACCACAAACCCTGGGCAGATACGACGGGCACAAAATAGAACAAGCCGCTGAAGACTTGATGGAATACTGCAAAGACCTTGTGGCGTGGATGGTGCAGGTGAAGCGCACAGGCAAATGTCCCGTCACAGGACGCTCGTTTGCTGACGACCCCGCCATTCAAGCCGAATTGCAAAGCATTGATGTGAGCACCATATCGTGTGGACTGATTGGCGACCTTTATGCCGGGCAATGGATTGTGGCAGGGGTAGATTGGAAAAGCCTACAACCGCTCTACAAATTTGGCTGCGGTGGAAACGACAAGTACATTACGCAAACCAACAAAGTGTAAGCCGTATGGGAAAGCCAATTACAAACCCGATATTCCCATTTCCGCGAGTGGCAGCTCGGTTCTTCCAGCAAACCATTACGCAGTTAGAAGTGAACACCATGACGCAGTGCATTTACCCAAAAGAGGTGTATAATGGCTATGCGGTGGTGAACCAAAAGCGCAAGGAAATGGGTATGTGGCACTCGACTGGAGAAGGTGCCCATTCTTTTGCCGGAAAGATTATAGAAGCCGGGCAAGCAGGAAAAGTGACTATGGCCTTTACATTTAACGACTATATGCGATTTGCCGAAATGGGTGTGGGTAAGGGAACGACGTATGAGGATGTGCAAAACTCAAAAAAAGCGCGTTATCAAACTCGCTATATCTCGAAATGGGATCGTAAGTCAGGTAGGTCTCATCGTCCCGCTATCATGATGGAATTGAGACACCTTACAAGGCGAATAGGCAATTACCTTGCTGACTTCTACGGAATGGAAGGTGCTGTGCGTATGATTAACACCTTTGAAGAGGCAAGTCCCATCAAACTTTTTTAAGCACAAAAACTAAAAAGAATATGGCAACACCAAAGAAAACTCAAATTGTCATTACTGCCAATGCCGCCGTAGCCAAAAAGGTTATGGAGGAGTTGGCACAGCGCACCGATGCCATTAAACAAAAAATGGCTGCGCTTGACGTGACGACCAAAGAAGGGCAACGCGAGTTTAAGAAGCTGGAGAAAGAGCTGGTTTCTTACAATTCGGCGATATCGCAAAACATAAAGAATACCGACCGCATAAAAAATGCGATGAATAACCTTTCAGGAACTTCGCTCAACGAACTAAAACGCGCACTCTCCGCCGCTAAAAGTGAATTGGGAAAAATGTCGTCAAGTAGCAGTGGCTTGAAGCAGATGCAAAACAACGTAAAAACCCTTCAAGCACAAATCGACAAACTCACCGGATCTGTTCACAAACAAGGTGACGCATGGCAAACTGCTATGAAAAACCTCGCGGCTTACGCGGGGCTGTTTCAAGTCTTCGGCATGGTTAAGAACCTTATTACAGGTGTTATTAAGAAGAACTTTGAATACTCAGGTTCTTTGACAGACATTCGTAAGGTTTCGGGATTGACAGAGGAACAGGTAAGAAGCTTGTCAAGGGAGTTGGCTAAAATTGACACCAGAACTTCGGTGGACGCATTGGCACAGCTCGCGTACCAGGGAGCTAAGCTTGGCGTAGGAAAGTATGGAGTTGAAGGCATGGCTTCATTTGTCCGTGCCGCCGATAAAATCAATGTAGCAATCGGCGAGGAGATGGGCAAGGAAGCCTTACCTGCGTTGCTTAAAATGACAGAGGTAATGGGTCTTATACCGAAGATGGGTTTGGAAAGGTCTATCGAGGCTACAGGCTCCGCCATGTTTAAACTTTCCACCACGAGCACGGCTACATCGAACGACATTACTGAGTTTGCGAAAAGATGCACCGGTGTAGCACGAACGGCAGGCATTACTATTGACCAGTTGCTTGCACTCGGAAGTGCATTCAGTGCGCAGATGGCATCTCCCGAAGTGGCAGCCACCGCCATGTCTAAGTTCATTGTGGCGTTGCAGAAGAACCATAACTTGATAGAAAAAGACCTTACTATCCCTGCCGGAACCATCAACAGCATGTATCAGGCAGGTCACGCAATGGATGCCATCGTACTTATTCTTGAAAAGATGAAAGCGAAGGGCAACATGAATGCGCTTGGAGAAATTTTCAAGGATGTAGGCGGTGATGGCCAGCGTCTTATTTCGTCAATGGTAACTATGGCGAAGAACGTAGATATGCTGAAAGACCATCTTTATGAATCGCAAGAAGCCTTTGAGGAAGCTACCGCAGTAGGTAAGGAATACGAAATGCAGCAACAAAGTGCAATCGGTATTCTCGAACGTGCCAACAACCTATGGGAAAAGGCTTTTGTCAATCCTGATGGGGTGGATATGGTTAAGAATATGGCCATAGCCTGGTATGATGTGTCAGAAATGATGACGCAAAGCCCTATTTACAAGGGCACTCTAAATTCTGCATTGACAGTCGTGGCTGCATCTGTGAAGATTCTTGCAATTATGCTCCCCGCATTGATTAACTATATAGTTGCGCTTGGCGTATGGAAAACTGTAACATTTTTCATTTCGTTGTATCGTGCTATACGGGCGGCTGTAACAGCTCAAACTGCTTTTAATGCCGCTTCTAAGGCGAACCCGTATGTAGCTCTCGCTTCAGTTATTCTGACAGTTGTTGGTGTTATTACATCGTTCGTCCATGCTTCTGAAGAAGCGGCGGAGGCGGAAAAAGAAGCCGCAAGGCAAGCTTCAGCGTGGAGAGACAAACTTAGTGATGCTCAACAAGAAACAAACACGCTAACGCAAAAGTTGTCGAATTATAAGACTATGCTTGAAAAAGCAAATCTTACACAGGCGGAGCGGGATAAGATTATAGGACGTTTCAACAGGGATTTCCGTTCATACATCAACAACCTTGGCATTGAAATAAAGAATGTAAAAGACCTAAAGGACAACTACTCAAAGTTGGCATTGGAAATACAGCGCGCGTCTTATTATCGCATGAGAGAAGAAGCCCTCAATACTGGCATGGATAATGAACGCAAGGGGCGTGTTGGGGCTAACAATGTTCTACGAGAATATTTAAAATCTTATGGAAGCTATTATGGAGGCATTACCTCTGGTGATATACAACGGATGTTGTCTAATGGGCAGAGTGCTGAATCTGTGTATGCTATGATGATGCGTGCCGGATTGCGTGGACGTATTAAATCTGAGTATGGAGAAACAAATCTTCCAGGCATCGATAAAATAAAGTTTGACCGTCAAGGTAGAGGTAGCCGATATACGTTTAAGGATAAATATGGGCGAGTTCACGACTTTAGCGGGTTGCAAGACGTAAGACTCCTGAGTATATTACGTTATAATGCAAATTCCATAAAGAGGGAATCAAACAAGCAAAAGGAGATATACGATGCCTTTGGTGATTTCGTTCCAGAGGATTACACTCCTTATACGGAAGAGGTGCCGGGCACATTGGAGAATGAAGCCACAGACAAAGACGCGCTTAAAGAAGAGAAAAGGCGTCAGCAGGAAGAACGGCGGTCATTGCGCGACGAGCTGAAGCAGAAGCAGACAGAGGCAAAAGCCATTATAGACAACTTTAATAACTATTACGAGCGTCAAATCAATGAAAAATTGAAACAAGCTATTGCGCTTGGCATGGACGAAGAGGAGCGTAAGTTCTTCGTTGAACCGCTCCGCGTGCGTCAAAATGAAGGTGCCGAACAACTGCGTCTTGCAATTGCTGGTAAAATGAATACTTGGGATAATTTCAAGCTAAACACCATGCCACAAGATATGCTTGAAAAAGCTGACGCAACGGGTATTAACCTCTCTAAGGATTTGCTCTCGGATATTCAAGGTGTAAATGTTGACGCTTTGCGTAGTAGATTGGATGAGCTGGGTAGTAGCTTGAACATTCCATTTAATTCTATTCTTGCCGAAGTTTTTGCAAAGGCAACAAAGAATGCGCAGGAAAATTTAAGTATTACTGCAAAACAGAAAGATGCCCGTCAAAAGGAGGCATTGGCGCATGATTATGTAGGAGTTGTCAAGCAGAACATGTATGACAGTTTCAACGCCATGGGCTATGCCAATCCTAATGAAACTGAATTGCTCGACAAGGCCGCCTTCGACAAGCGTAAGGCCAATATCAATGCGATGTTTGAAAAGGCACGTGAAGAGATAACGAAAGTGTACGAAGCCGATGTGTCTACCGAAGAGGGTAGGGGACTACTCATGAAAATTCTTTTTGGCGATGACCCCGATGGTATGGCTGCTCGTATAAAAGAGGTGTTGGGCGAGGATGCTTCGGAATGGAAGACCTTCTATCTCAAACTCTTGCAATATTCGGATGAATACGATGCCGCCAAGAAGAAAAGTGACGATGAGCGTAAAAAACTCAATGATTATAATTGGAGTAAGTCCGATTTTAAGCGTGGGTATGACGCTATGCAACCTGGAATGGAGCAAGAGGCTTCCATTAAAGGCAACTATCGCACGATTGGCGAACGTATGGGTTTGCAGGATATTACAGCCAATGACCCCGAACTCGAAATGTTGAAAGCGCGTATGGCTTTCGCCCAACAGTATTATGACTTCCTGGAGAAGCGTAACGCCACAGAGGAACAGTTGGCAGAAGCACGTAAAAACATCATGTCCGCGCAGGCTTCATACGCACAAAGATTGACTTCTGGTATGTTTGAGCAATATAACAACCTCATATCGTTCATGGGGCCGCTCAATGATTTTGGTTCATCGGTAGGAGAAGCATTCTCTACGATGATAGACAACGCATCCGAAGGACGTAAAGCAATGCGCTCTGCTTTAAAGCAAATGGTAAAACAATTTGCCATGAGTTCGTTGCAAATGATAAGTCAGCAGCAGATAGACAGGGCGCAAACCACAGCACATTACACTGAATTGCTGTTGATGCAACAGCTGTTCGGTGCAGCCCAAGTGCAAGCAGAAATCGCTAATGGTACTGCCATGATAACCGCGAAGCAGGGCATCAATCTAACCGAAGAACAACTTGAAGGAGTTCATCAGCAGGTAATGGTAGCATTGAGGTCGGCAGGTATCTTCGGATGGTGTGTAAGTACGCTTGGCCCTATCGCTGGTCCTATTGCTTATAGTGCCATGATGTCTATCTTAATGGGGCTTCTTTCTTTCGCCATTAGCAGAATAGGCGGTGGAGATAAGGTTAGTAGTTCTGCATCTTCCACCAAAAACACAAAACTTGTTTCGGGTATGCTTACCTACGACAGTGGTAATGTGCAAGACCTGAAGCCCTTCGTGGGCGACAATGGCGAAATCTATTGGGCAAGGGAGCAGGACAAGCCGCAGGGTGGCGTAAATCTCCTCACCACGCCCACTGCAACCACCATTAACGGCCAGCGTGCTTTGGTGGCCGAGAATGGTCCTGAGCTGGTGATTGGTCGCGAAACCACCAAGGCAATGATGATGAACAATCCCTCCCTGCTGAAGGCACTCGTAAATTACGATGCAAACTATTCGGGACGCAACACAGCCCGCCGTGCATTCGATGAAGGCAATCTTGCCGAAGCATTAGGCAACCTTTCTTTAGGCGCATCAGCCACTGACGGATTGATAGCTGACAGCCGCGCAGCAAATATCGCGCTCATAACCGCCATAAACACGCTCATGCAGCGTCTCGACCAACCTATCCATGCCAAGATTGATATGTACGGCAGAGGCAACCTCTACGAAAGCATGTCGAAAGCCAACCAATTCATGAAAGGCAAATCATAGCCGGGCATAGCTAAGGGCGCGACAGGCGTGGCGAAGCACACAGACAGCAGCTCGCTTCGCATTTTGTTGCCCCAGCTATTTGGAAAAGGTAAAGGCCGCTCCGTTGTGGTAACGGGGCGGCCTTTTTCATGCTTAACCACTCCACCTCACCCAAAGTCCAAAATGGACTTTTGCTCTAATGCGTTGATTTTCATGGACTTTCCTACCCAAACAACCCTCAAAAGTCCAAAAATCCACCAAAATCCGCTACTATATATATAAAATTTCGACCATTTTCTTTTTTCTCCAAAAGCAAAATCCCCTAACCCCAAACTTTAAGTGAGTAGCATTCACGGCTATGCCGTAAACATCTGATTTTCAGAACAAATACGTATGAATGAGGAGAGCAGCCGTTTGCCAAAATGGGATGATTTTGGCGTAGTTTTATATACATTCTTTCCTCTTTTTGTTGTCTTTACGCTCCTGTATTCTAAGAAAAAGATAATTTTTTTGGACTTTATAAGTGTAAGTAGTTGGAAATCAAGAAGAAAAGGCTTTTTTGTGTTTAGTCAAATAGTAGTCAAATGGTGGTCTGTGAATGTTCATTTGAAAGCCTTTTTGTTCAATGAAAGGATAATTAAGAATTAGGTCCAATCCGTTTTTGGACTTTTGATAGCCAAAATGTTCACGAAAAACGGCAAAGTCCAAAAAGTGGACTTTGCCGTTGAGCAGGAGTTTTAGTAGGTCTTTTCCAGTTCGTTTATGTAGGGAATAGCCTCTTGCCGGATAATGTCGAGAAATATCTGTGCGGAGCGTTTGAGCGGTACGTCGCGCATCCAGTGCGCATTACTCATTATATCTTGCTCTAATCCTATGATGGGCCTTGCCACCAGGGTAGGGTGGTTCCGCAGGTACAGTTTAGGCATGAAAGTGATGCTTTGCGTTGCTTCCACGATAGCCAGGTCCTCATCGGGGTCACTCACAATGCACTTGACGTTTAGCTTAGTCAGGTCGTGTTGGATGTATTGCTGCACAGAATTAAAAACACGTTCGCCCACGGCAGGCATAATCACGCTGTGGCACAACATATCGTCGTAAGAAACTTTTGGTAGACGGGCTAAAGGGTGCGTATCGCGCATGATAGCATAGATGCGGAATGGAATGCAAGGTTGCGATTCAATCCCCTCATGCGAGTATGCCGTGTTCATGGTGAATGCCACGTCGAGTTCGTGGTTGCGCAGCAAATGGTTTAGGCTGGTGGCTTTGGTGAGTTCCGCATTCAGTCGCACATTCGGATAACGCTCCATGAATATTAAAGCAGCCGAACGGATATATGGTGCAATGAAAGATCCGACACCAATACGCAGTTCGCCCGTCATGCAGTTGTTGAGTGCGTAGATGTGCTCTTTGCAGTCGGCGGTCTGTTTGAGAATATCCTTTGCGCGAGGCAAAAGGGCTTCTCCATATTCCGTGAGCGTGATGTCGTGAGAGGTACGAACCAGCAACTTACAGCCCAACTCATCTTCAAGAGCTTTGATGTGTTGGCTGATGGCAGACTGCGTGACACAGCACTTTGTAGCGGCAATGGAAAATGAGAGCGTTTGCGCTACGTAAACAAAGGAACGAAGATGTCGTAATTCCATGGCGGTAGAGGATTTGATGCGTGAACTATTCCTAACAGCAAAAGTAACGACATTTGCTAATGATAACAATATTGGCAAAAAGATTTTCTAATGGAAGGATAAGACGTGCCAATGAGGGTGCAATGAAAGTCCCTTTGCGGCATGAGGGTTGGCGCAAAGGAACTTTGAAATCCCTGTTTTAGGGTAGATTTATCCGTTGTGAGGTATATGGGAATACGTTCACATGGTAGCGTGCATGGTCGTGTAATCCCAGATTTTTGTGCAGTCGTCATTGTGTTGCCAATCAGCATCACAGAAGTAGAAAAGGTATGCCGCCTTGATGATTTCATCCTCGCTCATATCCGTACAAAGGTCGGCATACATAGAGTTGAAGGCTACGTATTTGTCCCAATCGTTCACCTTTGGGTGGAACTTCATGTTTTTCGTGGCTTCAACAACTTGCGAGCGAGTCCAATGCGGCCCACATTTATAGGGCATACCTTCTTCGTCCAATTCGCCATACTCCAGGCGGTTCACGTCGTGGTTGGCAAACTTCTCGCTATAATGGCGGTCGTAAAGTACAGCGTGTTGGTGCCGCATGATACGCCAGTACATTTCAGGATGTTCATTTTTGAGGGATTCAAGATCGCACGACATTTGCTTGATGGCCTCCAACATCTTTTTCTCATTAGCTACGCCTGTGGCGCGAGCCTGTTCTATCAGTTGAATGTATTTCATTTCTTTTCTTTTTTAGCAGTTAGGGCAATACCCTTTGAATTTAGGTATTGCTGGCACTAAGGTAGCGAATGTGACAGGTCGCTGAAAGGTAGCAGAAACTTCCGCAAACTTCCCCTCATTCTTCTTCTTTGTCTTTTTCTCTTCCATAGAATATGTTGAATTGACGTTGTAGGTATAACAGCAGTAGTCCAAACCAATTAGACAAATACGCCATCGTGATAGCGAAGAACACAGCCGTGATCATATCGGTACTGAGATATACAAGTGCTGCCAGCACACTCCAGAACGTGAGGCATTGGCTGCACGAAAGTACCTTATCCACCACCTCGGAAATGGCGTGGGCCAAGCCGAGGTGGTGAATGAGACAGACCGACACCATGACAATCAAACTTGTCAATATGATTGCCATGTTATGTTGCGGTTATGGTCAAGGTGAGAGGCACATCCGACACGAACGTCTTGCTGCACGAGCAGCACGCAATTCGTGCAATGCCGTTTTGCACAGCACCGATAGAAGGCGTTACGCTTCCAATAGGTGTAGCACTAAACACCGGAATGGTAAAGTCCTGACTTACCACCTGGGAGCGTGTGCAGCATGAGCCGCAGTTGCAAGGCACATAGCTGATTACCCCTTCCACATGGAGCACAACGAGATATTGCGAAGTACCCACGTTGGCGATGCTCTTGACGGTAAATGTAGGCGCGAACACAGGAGTTTCGTCCACACAAGCAGGCGTACACAGCTGCTGTGTGATGTTCACGTCATAATACGGAGCAGTGGCCGTTGCGCCGACTGCAAGTGTGGCTGTAATGTGAGCCGGGAAAGTACGTTTGTTCATCGTTTGATTTCTTTTTTAGTATAGCGACGAAGCGAGCCGCCGCTTTTGTTCATAAACTTATCTCTTCACCTGGTAAGGCGCTGCATTCTCCACCGGCAAGTTCTTTTGCAGGAGGTCAGCCAGTTCATCCAAATCCTCCTCGTCAAACGTAATTACCCCTTCGAGTACAGACAGCGGCCCGTTGTAGCGCACCTTTTCAACGATGTCGTGAGCCATCTGCGGTATGCTCTCTTCGGGTATTTGTCCGAAGTATCGGGCAAGCACGGGCGTGATGAGCGAATTGACAACAGGAAGAATGAGCGGTTCAATATCCTTTTGCAGGTTGTATTCCCCACTTACCAATCCCAAGGCCCCGATAGATGCCTGCAACGATTGGAGCATGGGCAGACGCATTACCTTGCTTGCAGCGATTTGGGAAATGGCGGGTCGTGCCCATTCAGACACGACCGCAGCCAAGATTTGCGAATTGGAATATTCCATACCCTTCAAGCCTTACGCGTTACAACCGCAACCGCAACCGCATCCCGTTTGGCAAACATTGGTCGAAGGAATGAAGAGCTTGGTCACGCTGGAAAGCGAAGCCACCTGCGACTTCAACACATCGATGCTTGCATTGGCAGCGGCATTGTAAGCCATTTGCTGTGCGTTGATGGCCTGCTGTGCATCCTTGTTGGCGTTTACCCGGTCTTCGAGGCGGTTCACCTTGTCATTGATGTACTGCGTTACTTCCACCAGCTTCTTGTCGGTGTAGTTCTCGCTCTTCTGGATAGCAAGTTCTGTTTTGAGCGTAGAGTTCTCCTGCATGAGATTGGTCTCGCTCTTCGTTACGAACCTTGCATCCGGGTCATTCGGGTTGGCGGTCATTTGTCTGCCATAACCCATACCACCGAGCAATGCGCCACCGCCCAACAGACTGGTAGCCAATCCGGCGATGCCGAGACCCAGCGCAGTATTGCCCAGTCCCTTGCTGGCAACATCATAGTCGCCATTTTGCGTTTTGATTTGCATAGTGTTTAGTTTTTGCGTTTCGTCCATTATTGGACTTGCCGCAAAAATAGTCTGATGTGCAAGGGATGAAAAGCAATCGTTATGAAGTGTTCTTTGCGTGAGATAATGATTTATGTATGCTTATTGAAGCATTAGCAAACAAAGGTAAGTATTGATTAAATACCCATATTTTTCCAGAAAATGAAAAATAATCAAAACTAAGCATTGCACAATCAATATTTAAATATTAAATTTGCAGCGCAAATAAAATTCAAAATTTGAAATATCCGTATGTTTGACGAAGTATGCTCCATCTATGAATCAGCCACCGATGCTTATGGTCGCTTTGTAGATTATGAGACGGGGGAGTGCATTCAGCAAATGTCTATTCGTGAGTTTTGTCTTACGGATAGATGGAAGCCGTATGTGCAACACTTGCGGGCCATGCGCAAAGAGTATGGAAGCAAGGCCAAGAAGATGCCGGAGTATATCGAAACCAAAAAGAAACTACCCGGTGCCACGCTGAGCGGCCTTTTCTCACTCTATGATGATGAAAGTCTAACGCATCCAGGGAAGCGTGTGATGGTGTCGCGTCGCGAAACCCACTTGCAGCAACATACAGGCTGGCTCGCCATCGACATTGACCTTGACGACAACAAGCAAATATCCGATTTCGACAATGTGCGCAAGTTGGCCCAATTCCGTCCAGAGATAGCACTGTTGATGCGTTCCTGCTCAGGCACGGGTTATTTCGGGTTGATACGTCTTGCCTATCCAGAACGTCACAAAGACCAATTCAAAGCCCTGCTCAAAGAGTATGCCGCATTTGGCATTATGCTCGACAAACAATGTGGGAATATAGGTCGTGTGCGTTTTGCCTCGTGGGACGACAAAGAACACATCTATATCAATGAAAATGCTGTGGCCTATAAGGGCATGGAGGTGAGCGAAGTGGAATTGGCACCTATCTCGCATTATCAGCGCAGATACTCCGACGCACCCAGGTATGCGCCTCGTGTCGGTTCGAGATATGGAGGACGCTCCTGGGAGCATGATACCCCAGATATTGTTTATCTCAAAGCGCAGCGATTGGTCAGTAAAATTGAGGCAAAGGGTATTGACATCATGCGGAATTACGGTGCATGGGTGAAGTGCGGTATGTCCTTATACAGCATAGACCCAGTAGCAGGCATGGATATGTGGCGGCGCATTTCCCGTTTCCGACCGTCAGACTCTAATGCCCAGCGCGAAGCTGAAATCCGGAGAAGGTGGCCGCAGTTTTCTCATTACACTGCCATAACCGAAAACACTTTCATTAAACTTTGTCACCAAAGCAACATTTTCCTCACCCGTGACGAACTGAGGGAGATTTACGAAAGAGCGAGGTAGACTGATAGAAAGATTGGTTGTAATGGATGCCGTAGCCATCCTTATGGCAACCTTATGGAAACCTTATGGCAACCTTATAAATAATTTGAAATATGAAGCGATTGATAACCATTACAGGCCCCAGCGGTGCTGGAAAAGACACCGTAGCACGGATGATGTCGGAAATGACAGACTGGCCCGTGCTCTGTTCCTATACCACACGCCCTATGCGTGAGGGTGAGGAGGACGGAAGAGAACATTACTTTGTGGAACAGGTGAACGTGTCGCCTACTACTTTGTTGGCACATACACGTTATGGTGGATATGATTATTGGACGAGACTCGGCCAAGTGGAAGATACCGCTATCTACGTAATCGACGAGGAAGGTTTGGTTTGGTTGAAGAAAAATCATCCCGATATAGAAGTTTTTTCTGTTTACGTCAATAGTCTGCTACCTATTCGATTAGAGAGGGGCGTCAAGCTTCCTCGTATCATTCGTGATGTCGAACGGTTCCGGAATGCACCGCAGGTAAAATATGACTATGTTATTCGTAACAATCAAGACAAAAATTCCTTGCGGGGATACGTAGCGAGATGTGTTTGTAACATACCATTCGTAAAGGATATGCTCAGTTCTATCTATCAAGAGAACGATGAGGATGGCTTCAGTGAATGGATATATTTAGAACCATTCAATAATAAGACAAACGAATGATTTACATACTAAACAACAAATTAAAATATATCCCAAATGAAGTTTATAGACACCAAAGTGGAGTGGTGGCCGCAAAAATCCATCGTACAACAGATAGCCCAAGTAGGCAGAATATGCTACAAGACCGAGGGAAAGCAGCCGCCCGAAAATCTAACCGGAGAAGAACGTGAGTCTTTTGAGTACAAACGCGACCTGGAGAGATGCTGGGGCTTTTGGCAGTTGGGGCATCGTTCCATGTATCGACACGGCACTTGTTATTTCTTCATTCCGAACGAGAAAAAACTGCACACCATTCATATATGGTCGCTTATGGTCGCCTCTCCCTACATTGATTATGCTGTAAAAGGCAATCAAGTGTGGATAAGCACCAATATGCAGTTTATGGGCGAACATGAAGATTTCAAACAGGTGCTTGAACCTTATGACGTAGATGAAGATGAGTTCATCGAAAAAGCACTTAAAGCTCAGTGCATGGAAGCGTTATGGCTCTTGCGCATGACAATGGTAGTGACCACTCAAATCAGTACTTCGCGCGAGCTTAACAGAACATCGCCCAATGCGATTGCAGAGCAGAGCACGCGCTACTGCAACCTCCAGAAAAAAGGGGGTGTACAGATAGCCCGTCCGCATTGGTATGCGGATGGCACGCGATTACAACGGTTTTGGTTTACACTTGGCTGCAAGGTCAGTTCGTGGATATACAACCGTCTGTTGTGCGCAGGCTTGCCACCCGAAGATGCAAGAGGTGTGCTTCCGCTCGATACCTATACGATCGTAGCTTACACTTATAGCGTGAATGAGTGGAAACATATCCTTGATTTGCGCTATTTCGGCAAGACAGGTAAACCACATCTGAATGCCAAAGAAGTCTGCGGACAGATAGGAGGCATCATCCATGATAGAATGAGACAATACGACCCTAATTTTACAATAGAATGAAAATGCTTTTCAAGAGGCTTCATGAGAAGGCTCAAATGCCTGTAAAGGCAGAAGGACACGAGGCAGATTTTTGCTACGATTGCTTTGCTGTAAGCGAAGAGGAAATTGCGCCTAATGTGTGGAAATATGGACTGGGCTTCGCGCTTCAACCTGTAAACGATTTTGATGGTTACAACATTCGAGGTGTCAATTTGCGTGCTCGCTCATCGGTATGGAAAACCGGCATGGTGCAAACCAATGCACAAGGCACGATCGATGAAATTTACACGGGAGAAATTTCGGTTGTATTTTACCACGTCATGCCCGATATGCCTCGCTACAAAGTTGGCGACAAGGTGTGTCAGATTTGCCTGGAACGTACCGAACGATTAGAGTTTGTGGAAGTTTCGGAACTGCGCAAAACAGTACGTGGAGCTGGCGGATATGGCTCTACTGGCAAATGATGCAGAATAAATGTTATGTTTAATATGTTTTATGGAAAAGAAATTAGAAAGAATCGAAGACATTCTCTTAGAGACGGAAGACTTCAAAGAGGCTATGATATTGGCATGTGGTGCTTTGGCTAAAGTTCTTGCGCAAGGCGACCCAAAGCTTGACAGTGAGGCGTTAGAGTTTGTTATTGATTCGCTCAAGAAGCTCATCCCTGCATATCGCGAGGAGATGGCTGAGCAGGAATCGAAGAAGGATGAAATCTTCAAGAATCTTAATCGTGACCTTATGGATGAGAATATCAGCATTGAGGAGATTGCAGATAAGTATTGCACGTTTGGCAATGATGAACTGCGACAGCATACGATTGAAGAGCTTCGCGAGATGCGTATCTCGTTATTTGAAAAAGAATAAATTACGAAAATGCGGTTTTAAATATCGAAAGGAAGTTTGATAGATTAAATAAAAACATTATGGCAAATTGGATTGAAACAAAAGTCAGATATGAAAGGATCTTAGAGAATGGTACGAAGAAGATGGTGAATGAACCATATTTGGTAGATGCTCTCAGCTTCTCGGAAGCAGAAGCACGTATTACCGAAGAAATAGCTCCTTATATGCAGGGTGATTTCAGCGTATCGGCAGTTAATAGAACCAATATCTCAGAGATATTCTTTAGAGAAGATACCTCTGCCGATAAGTATTACAAGATCAAAGCAGCGTTCATTATTATCAATGCGCAAACGCTTGCGGAAAAACGAAGTAATACGTACTATCTTGTTCAAGCTAAAAATATTGTCGATGCGCTGAATGTCTTTCAGGCAGGAATGAAAGGGACTATGGCAGATTTTGAGATTGTTAGCATATCAGAGACCGCTCTGATGGATGTATATACCTACAAGCAAAATACGTAATGAATGCGAAACAATTCTACGACCATGTAGTGTTGATGCGGGAGGCCCAAAAAGAGTACTTCCGCACTCGTTCACAATCAGCTCTAAAGCTAAGTAAGTCTTTGGAGCTTGAGATTGATGCAGAGATAGCGAGAGTAAATACTCTAATTAGTAAAGAACAAAAACCATCACAACAAAATCTATTCGGGGATGATAGGCTATGAAAAAGTCTTATAGTAATACCTACTGCGGTGAATGCCCCGTGTCCAAGTACGAAGATGCGAACGGATACGGCGTGTGCAGCCTATACGGACGAGTGACGCGATGCTATGACAAATGCAGGTTCCTAACATCTGATTTCAATATAACAAGAAAGCATACCATCAAGGTTCTTCATCTTGCACAGAAATGGAGAAGAGGAAGAAAGCAGAAGATGTTGTCGCCACGTTTATTCGGATTGGCTATTGACAACGCTATAAGAGAGCTAAGAAAATTGATTAACAGTAGTAAATAATAGAAGGCTTTAAACAGCATGGCTCATGAGTAAGAAGAAAGACAACGAGAAGATAGAAAAAGTCTTAGCCTCGCCTACGGCTTATGTTTTTGACTTCAAGGATGTGCCTATCGAAAAGTATTCGCAAACGCTCGATGTGCTGTTTCGTCACCCCGACTTCATAGCTGGTGTGGAAAAGCGTAATCGACTTTTAAAGTCAGCATCCAACTGCAAAAGCAAATCGAGCGAGGTTGCGTCACTTATTCGGATTGTTCAACAGCACGACCGCAAACTGGCAGACATCATGTATGCAGCCATTGTGCAAACAAACATTCATTCCGATTCCGGTTTGGAGTATTTTACGCTTAGCACATTGTTGCATTATTACGTAGATTATTCGCGTGATGGGATGTCTGAACTTGTGCAGAAACTCAAATCCGACCTCTACAAAGTAACATTCCTTGCCGACATGCTGGAGTCCGTTGTAGTGGATGTTCGGTATGAAATGCAAGAGGTGTTCGGTGACAGCTTCAAATTCCAGCAATTCGATGGCGTTTTGCAAGTCTTAAACCAGCTGCGAGGATTTTTCAATTCAGTCCGTCCAAAAGACTATTCACTTCCCGAAACACAACTCTTTGGGGATTACGCAGACTCGATCAACGATTACCTTGCGAAGCGTTTGAAGACGTATGTTGCAAAATACAACAAGATGCACCCGGAATATACGGTCTATACAGACCAAGATGTGATAGCCGCGCTCAATGCCTATTTTTTGACAGACATTTTTAGTGCCGACAACATTGGTCATACCGATGCAGGTTGCCCCTACGTGGATATAGCCACCATAAAGGACAAACTTAATACAGAGCAGGCACAAAAGCTGTTTAAACTCCTGGAGGTAGACAATCTCAATACCAAGTCTTACCAAACCCAGTGCTTCACAGTTACCGACTTGTTCATCAAGTTGCATAAAAGACCAAGAAAATAGCGTTTTATGTCAAACATCTATCTTCGTCTACCCATCAACAGGTGTCAGTTCTTCAGGAACCGCGACCCTAAAAAGCCAATCGCAAAACATGAGCCATTGGTTTTTAATGCCTACACGCCAGAATACTTTGTGCTTCGTGGTTCGCTCTACAATGCAGCTACGCAGCAGAGCGTAAATACGCAATGCTTTTCGCACCAACAATGGCGCAACATGCAGCATGGCCGGCATCCACTTGGTGGCAATGTAATCATGAAACGAGAAGTGGAAGATTACCTTACCTTTGCTGAAGTGCAGACGCTAAACGGTTACAAAGACTACAACAAGTCTGTGAACGAGGATTATCTGTGCATTAAACTGCCGAGCGAAATGCTTGTCGTCGATACGGTTCGCCCTGTTACACCAACCTGGAATTTGGGGGTACATGGGTTAAGGCAGCTGCTCATCCTGCTCAACAACGATTTTAAACGTAGCGTAGTGGAATGGGCATTGTCTACCTTCGATTATTGTACATCGAATGGGCGCATTGTGGCCCGTTCGCAAACAGACATGCTCGAACGCTTCCTGATGCGATATGGCATAGAACAGAGCACACAAGAAAAGGACAATTTGCGAAGGATTATCACCCGGTGGCTCCATGAAGAGCATAATAACTTCAGCTCCTATTCTTGCCTCGATATGCAGTATGAGGACGGAAACGAGAACGAATACCCTATTGACAGCATCGAATGGGAGTGAATTAAAGTGTTTCGCAGTGTTAATTAGCAATATAATGTATGTTTAAATAACAGCTTATTTATGTACAAAACGAATTTATCAAATAATTGCAGCGAAAAATTTCTTTCTGGCGTTACGGATGTTTATGTCTATCCACCGTCTGAGGCGCAGTTGCCTATACCTTTTAGTGTAGCGCAGGTTTTATCAATGAGTGGCAAGTTTGGCACCGCAGTTTTGCATATCGCCACCGCAGGCGAAGTTGCTGATGTGATGGCAGAAACCATTACTGCAAAATCCACGCACGCAGAGTCTGGAAATGGTACATTATATACCTTCAGTATAAGCGGAAGCGTAGAAAATGGCCAAGATAACGTGCGCGAAGCCGTAAAAACACTGCGCAAGACGGATTATTTTGTGGTATTGCAAACACAAGGAGGCACACGCTACCTTGTGAATACACTACCCAACACCTTCCTGTTCAGGTCTACAGACAGCAAGTCATCAACCGATGATGCACGTGATTTTGTCATCAGTGCAAAAGCCATGTCAGACTTCATCCTGGTAGAATAATTACCAAGAAAACAGACCCTCAAACCCAGCGCAAAACGCCGTTGTCCGTTAGGATAGCGGCGTTTTTTTGTCCTACATACACAACTGTCGCCTCCTACTTTTGCTTGCAGAAAAACATCATACTCATCACATCGCGGAATGGAGAAGATGGTATCTCGCTTGGCCCATAACCAAGAGAACGCACGGTTCGAGTCCTGCTTCCGCAACTGCTATAAGGTAAAAGATTGTTGTAGGATAACAATACAAACACTAAACACTCCATGAAAGGACTTTACGAAATTCTCACTGAAAAGAAATGGATGGTCAGTCCCGATTTCGTGCATGGCATCCGCAAGGCTTTGGAGCAGAACCTGAATACGCATGCCGCGTTCAGTAAGCCCGAAAAGACTTGTGGCTTTGTTACTGCCGTTGCTGCTGACGGTTCTGTTTACTACCCCGAGGAATACCAGATTTCAGAGGACGGTAAACAGGTGAAAGGTAACTGGGCCTTGGATTACGAAAAGGAACAAAACTTCCCCTTCGTTTCAGTGCTGACCATTGACGGACCGATTACCCGCAATGGAGGTGGGTGCTCGTATGGCTCAGTGGACCATCGCGACATGATGATACGTGCAGCCAACCACCCGCTTTGCTGTGGTCACGTATTCATCATCAACACCCCCGGCGGTTCGGCTTGGGCCAAGAACGATTACCAGCAAGCCATTGAGTATGCACGCTCCAAAGGTCAGCCAGTTATTGCCTTTGTCGACGGCATGTGTGCTTCGGCAGGTATGTATCTCGCTTCGTTTTGCGATGAGCGTTACTACATGCACCCCAAGAACCAGATTGGTTGCATTGGTGTAATGGCAGCATTCTACACAGAAGCAGACGGCAGCACCAATCAGTTTACCAACGAAACGTACCACGAACTCTACGACCCCGAGTCGTTCGACAAGAACCGCGAGTACCGCGACATTGCCAATGACGGTGACACTGAGAAGTTGGTGCAAGAACTTGCCGATTTAGGTGTAGAGTTCCGTGCCGATGTAAAGGCAGCTTGCCCGATGGCCACAGACGAACACTTGCATGGCAAGGTGTTCAATGCAGAGGACGTAGAGGGCATTCTTGTAGATGGCCAGTCAGACTTCATGTCGGTTATTCAGCGCGCGTTCGCCTTGCACAATGGTACCGAACAGGCTATTTACCGGAACACCCCCGACGAGGAACCTGCTCCACAGAACGTGCCCGAACCACAGGACGAACCCGAACCCGAGGACGACCCCGAACCCGATGATAATACGAACCACACAAAAACCTCTATCAATATGGAGAACTACCCACTTATCAATGCCGCTTGTGGCATGAAGGAAGGTGAAATCAAGACTACCGAGGAAGGCACATTCATGAATGCCCCCCTGCTGGATGCGCTTGAAGCACACCTCAATGACAACAAGCAGCAGGTGACCGATGCCCAGCAGAAAGTCACCACGGCAGAGAACGCCCTCGCAGAATTGCAGGGAAAGTTCGACGAACTCTCTGCCCAGCTGACCGCAGCCAACGAAGCCAAGGAAGACGCAGAAAAGGCTCTTGCCGACGCGAACGAGGCGCACAGTAAAGAACTCGAAACGCTCACCACTGCCCACACTGAGGCTCTGGCCAAGAAGGACGAAGAAATTGCTTCGCTCACCGAGGCCAAGGGTCAAGTTGAAACAGAATTGGCGGGTGCCAAAGAAGCTCTCGCCACGGCCGAGCAGAAGTTGAACGACAAGGACGCACAGATTGACCAACTCACCAACGAACCCAGCGAGGAACAGAACACCGGCGACGCTCCCGCCAACAACGGTGAGGGTGCCAAGGTGCAGACGCTTCGCGAGTTCGACCCCACGCCCTACAAAACCAACGCAGAGCGCAAGGCGGCTTTTGAACGCTTCAAGCGTGGTGATGCTTAGGACGTGACCGCCGAACAAAACCAACACAAAAACTAAACTTCTTTTCATTCACAACCAAACACAAAAACAATTATGGCAACTCTTCCTGAAAATTTCATTGGTGTCGATGCGCTTACGCACGTAGCCAACCAGGTGTCTAAGGAAATCCTCATGGGTCCGGGTTACACCGATGCAGCTGAGATGGACCGCTTGGGCATTGATGTCGTTTCGGGTTTGCAGTACAAGCAGACTCTTCACATCATGCTTCGCAAGGGTGGTACTACCCGCCGCAAGGACGTTCACGCTAAGGTAAACAGCGAGGCTGGTTTCCTCAAGGAACGTACCTTGACCGTAAAACTCGCTTGGGACCACTACACCGACAACATCGACAAGTATTGCGAAACGGTATTTGGCACAGACGCACAGGGCCAGTACCCCCTCTCCACGGAGGCCGCTACTGCCGTGCTTTCCAACTATGCCGACAACTTGACCGCCTGCCTGTGGAATGGCGACATCGAGCTTGACGATGGTACGGAAGGCAAGTCTGCCCGCGAGCAGGCCCTCGCACTTTACGACGGTTTCCACACCTGCGTGAAGCACGACATTGAGGACGGTATCATCAGCGAAGCCAACGGAAACCTGATTCCTTGTGAGTCCATTTCCGCTCCCGCTGACAATAGCGACTCTACGCCCTACGACAACTTCGTCGCTTGGCATCTCAAGTGGGATGCTCGTCTGCGCAAGGCAAACACCCGTGTTTACATGAGCGAAATCACCGCATATAACATTGCAGCTGGTTTCTCTGCCAAGTATAACGGCAATGTTCAGGTTAATTACGAACAGGACGGCAGCAACTTCAAGCTTCCCGGACTTTCCCGCGTAACCATCTGCCCCGTGGCCGACTTTGGTGAAGGCGACCGTATGTACGCAACCATCGACAAGAACTTTGTTTATGGTGTTGATACACTCAACAATCAGACCTACGTAGGCGTGAAGGTCGGCACCGACGACGACATGCGCGACATCCAGTTCCAGATTCAGTCCATTCAGGGTGCCGGTATCAAGAACCCGTTCAAGTACGCCTTCTGTATGTCGGACGGCTCGCTTGCTACCTCTGAGTATGTGGCCGGTGATTTCGTAGACTCCAACCTCGTAGTTACTATGGTTGATACCGAAGGCAAGGCAGAGGTTGATGGCAAAGTCACCGTAAATGGTTCTAACTACACCGCCCCCGTTCCCACGTCCGTGAACCAGGTGCTCACGCTCGTAGCTGTAGACGGCACCAACAACAAGTTCTCGCACTGGAGCAACGGCAAGACCGAGAAGACCATTCAGCTCACTGCCACAGGCATGACTATGGGTATCACTGCTATCTTCAAGAAGCAGGGTGAGTAGCCCACGGATTTTCTCATAAGCTCTATAAATACACCTCCGGGGGTGGCGGGTAACTAGACCCGACCGAACATAGCCAACCGCCATCCCCATTCTTTTTTTATACAACACAAAAACATTCCATATCATGGCTGAAAATGTAACTTGCCCACAGCTCGCCGACATTCTGAACGATGACGAATGCTTGGAAAACCTCGCAGGTCTTGGTTCCGATGTGTATATCGGTTTGAAGAGCGAACTTACGGCTCCGCTCACTGCAACCGATAACCTGTATTCAACGCCCGCCTTCCAAGTAGGAAAGGGTCTGTACAAGGTGCAGTGTAAGGACGACTCACAGCAAATCCAGGGTAGCTCGCTCGGCTATCGCAAGGGTTTTGAGCTGACCTGTACTTTCGTTGTAGACTCGGTGAACCCCGCTGCCGGTAAGTTGGCGCGTGCCATCAACAACCGCGACATCTTCATCATTGCCAAGGATGGCAAGAACTCGCAGATTATGTACGACCCCAGCCGCAAGGTCAAGTTCGACTCGGGAGGTATTAAAACCGACACCGGTGCCAAGCCCGAAGACGACCGTACCACGACTTACGAGTCGAAACTCTCTCCCGTAGACTATCCGAACCTCTACGTTACGGAGCCTTCCGACGGCGGTTGGGATAGCCTCCTTGCCTCGGCAAAGAAAGATTAGGCGACAATCGCTCTATCACATAAAAAGCCTCGGTATCGAAGCCTTGCATAGAAAAGGCATAGATACTGAGGCTTTTGTGTGTGTGGATGTAGGGGAGAGAAAGGCGGAATGTCCTGATGTCGCCAAACCAATCAGCTAATTTTGGAAATACAAAAACGGAAATACAATCAAACGATTTACACATGGCAAAACTTGACCCATTGGCAAGGTTCATCCTCTCGTATGAGGGTGGCTTTGTGAACGACCCCAAAGACCGAGGTGGTGCTACCAATAAAGGTGTGACCATTGCCACCTGGCGAGCGCAGGGATATGACAAGAATGGAGATGGACGCATTGACGTGAAAGACTTAAAGCTCATTACGGATGCAGACGCCATCAACATTATGCGCAAGAACTATTGGAACCGTTGGAAGGCAGACCAAATCAACAGCCAGGCCATTGCCAATACGCTGGTAGATTGGGTGTGGGGCAGTGGCAAATACGCCATAGTCATTCCCCAACAAATGCTTGGTGTAACAGCTGACGGCATTGTGGGGCCTAAAACTATCGAGGCATTAAACCAAACCTACGCTCCCGCTTTTTTCAAGCAACTACAAGCCCGGCGTTTGCAGTTCATTGACAACATCATCCGCAAGAACCCCTCACAAAAGCGGTTTGAAGCAGGATGGTATAGGCGCATCAATGCTATCAACTACAACTACCTGGTAGACAATCGCGGACGGCGCATCACTTGGTGACGCACGCCCGGCACTCCCCCCCCCAAAGAAGCGACACAATGAAAGAAACTAAGCGCATAAACCTCACGCTGCCCAAGCATTGGAACCAATGCACCACAGAGCAGTTGGAACTCATTTCGCAAGTCATGCAAGAGCAACTGTCAAGGCAAGACCGCTACCACCCATTTTCTATGTACAATGTGAAGTTGGCTATGTTCTTTGCCTTGTCTGGCATACAGATCGTGGCAAGTCCCAATCCGAGTGAGGAACCCGAAGCGCAATACTACACCTGTCGTTTTTTGAAGGATGGCAAACGTGGTGACACCTTCCCACTTTATCTGTGGCAAATTAACTATTGGCTTTCGCCCAAGGCAAAGACCGACGACAAAGAGTCTGCCGAATACTTGGCGCAAGGTGCCGGTATGCTCGATTGGCTCGACAACGAACGTGGCATGTACCTCACCAAGTTCCCCTACCCCACTCTGAAGCTTCGCCGTTCATGGTGGCGAATGCGCAAGACGTTTCGGGGCGCATTGCCCGACCTCGACGGATTTAGTTGGGCACAATATCGGTTTGCCTCCGACACCATGGGCACTTACACCCAGCTCAGCAACAGTCTGGTGAAGATGCAGCAACGCGGCACCTTCCCCCCACAGCAGTTGGAGCAACAAGCCCAGAATGTAGATTTGGCTCGCGCCATGTTCCTTGCCACCATCTTCAACGCCCGCACAAAATACATCGACACCAACACGGGGATGGTGAAGCACGACTTCCATTACGAAAGCAATCAATGCACCACGAATGCCTCCTACTTTCGCAACTACCCCGACCATCAATGGCAGGTCATACTCTTTTGGTGGACGGGTGTGATGCACACCCTAAGCAAGCGCTTCCCGCACGTATTCAAGGTGCAGAAAGTAGACAACCGCTGGCCCAACACCCCGCTCGAAATTTACACCGCAACCACGGCCACCATGCAAAAGTATGCGGGACTTACCGAGGACCAAGTAAACCATCAATCCTACTCCCTTGTACTCGAACACCTTGAACGGCTCTCGAAGGAGAATGAGGAGATGGAAAAGATACGCAGAAAATGACATAACCCTTATAAACCCACACACCCATCACAATGGCAAACAACACAGTAAGCAATTTGCAGCAGTTCCAAGAACGTAGTGAGGAACTTCGTCGCGCTGGCTATGTGGCTATCCGTCCCGGCGAGTTTTGCACTCCCGGGAAAGGTAGCAAAGCCTTTTCGTGGAACGACTATGTGCATTCCATGCTCATCAGCGAAGCCAACATGACCGCCCAAGGTACAGCTGGCTCGCAAGCCGCACGCCGACAAATATCCACCATCTTTGCATCGAGCGGTGGCGAATGTCTGGCCAAGCCCAAAGGCGAAGGAACCGAAGGATTAGGATATATGGAATGGGGCGTTGGCAACCGACTGCCCAACCTCATTTGGCTCCTTTCGCGTATGTCACCCTTTACCGCCGCTGGCATTGATTTTATCAAGAAAATACTTGTGGTGCATGGGCCACAACCCAAGTATCACTATACCCAATATGTGGGAGGCAACATTACCGAGAAATTCATACCATTTGCCCATGCAGGCGTTTTGCTCCGTGGCTTGATTGCCGACCTCAAAGCCAAAGAAGCCAAGGCGCAGCAAGCCTCCGACCCAAACCCGACAGATAACCCTTTGATCAATGCGGCACAAGCCTTGACCACCACTGAGGATAGCGAGGAAATGAAGGTACTAAAGGATGCGCTTGCCAAATGGGAAAGGACGAACGAAGAACTGAAGCATTTTTGTGCCGACAACGACCTGATGGACACCTACTTGCAGTTGGCTGGCGATATGTCGCTCATGTCGCAATGCTTTGTAGAGTTGCAGCTCAACCAACGCCAGCTCGACGAAAACGGCACACCAGTACCCACCTCACGCTGGACGCCGAAGGTGGTAGGCATCAAGCCGCGTTCCGTGTTCACCACCCGATTAGAGCGCCAGGATGCACAATATCGCATCAACTACGCCTACATATCCAATCAATGGCTCGACTCGTCGCAAAACATATCCAACCTTAAACCAGAGGACTTGAAGATTGCAGCCGTGCCTTATTTGCCCGCAGCCACAGCTGTGCGCGACCTTCAGCGCATGGTTCGCGAAGCCCGACAGAACCGCGTGAGCCGCAAGAACCGCCCTACCCGTTTCATCATGTCGCCTCGCGACTTTGGCGGTCCTTATTATGCCGATGCCCTTTGGCACAGCATTTTTGCGGGTAGCATTTTTGAGTATGCCTTCACAATCGTTGACGACAGACTGACGCGCAAGCGCAACTCCAACATCATTGGCCGTGTCATTTACATCCACCAAGACTACGTAGACCGCCTTTGTAACCAAGCCTCGCAAGAAGACAAAAAGCGGTCGCCCAGGGAGATTATGGCCAGTGTCTTCGACGAAATCAACACATGGCTCAGCAATAGCGACAACGCAGGACAGGCCCTTTTCTCATCGAGTTTCACAGGTTCTGACGGTAAGGAACACAAGGCATGGGAGATTGTGGAGATTGAAACCAAGGCTTCCGACCAAGCTACAGCCGACAAAACCGAGTTGCAAGAGATTAGCAGCATCATCTTCTTTGCCATGGGCTTAGACTCCAAACTCATTGGCAACACCCCCGGCGATGCTTCCTCATCTGGTGGCACCGACCTGCGCGAGCGTTTCTTGGTCAAGCAAATTCAGTTTGCACCCTTGCAGCAACTCATGCTCCGTCCGCTCGAAGTGATTAGCCAATTCAACGGTTGGGACGAACACCTTGTATGGCAAATCGACCGCGAAGTACTCACCACGCTCGACAACTCCAAGACAGGTGTGACCAAGCAAGGGCAGGAATAGAGTTTCGCGCGAAGATTTTCAAAACTTCGCGCGAAGATTGAAAAAGTTTCGCGCGAAACTTAAAAAACGACCCTGTAAAAAAAACAACGACAATATGTTACTATCCACCAACCAAGAACTGCGTTTGCACGTACCCAGCAATGCGTTCGACGACGTAAGCCTGCTTCAGGGCATACTCGACAATAGCGAGAAGGATTTTCTTCGCGACAAGTTAGGCACTCCACTCTACAACCGTTTGTGCGAGTATTACAAGCTCAATATTGATGCCGAATATTTTTACCTTGCCGTAACCAACGGCACCTATGCTCGGCATCCTTGGCAAGAACTCCTGCTCAATGCCCAACGCATGGTGGCAAACGACACCCTCTCTCGCTACGCCTACCAGCAACTCATTTCTGCCAACGGAGCAGGTGTGAACATGGCTGCAAGCCAAGACTATGCCGTGGCCTCCGACAAAATGCTTGACAAAGGTGTGCAAGGATTTAAGAAAGAGGCTATGGTGTCGCTCAACAACCTCTTGCTCCTGCTCGAAGGTTGGGCGAAGATAACGCAGCCCATGCCCATAGATGAGCCTGAAACCGACACCACAACTGAGCAAACTCCCACTGAGCCACAACCCACCGCCCCCACCGAAGAAGAGCGAATGGCTGAGATCGCGGAAATAGTGAACCTTTGGCAGCAAAGCGAATACTACTATTTGCACCACGACTTGCTCCTTCCCACCTGTGCGGTATTGCAGCAATACATCGACATCTACAACAACCGCGACAAATTCATTCGCCTCATTCCCGACCTCCGTTTCATTCAAGAAGAGTACATCGAGGATGTGTTTGGTTCAGACTTCATAGCCGAGATGTTGCAAGCCACCGACACCGACCGCTTGCTCAAAAAGTCGCGTCGCCTCATGGTAGCCTACCTCATTGAGCGCACCTCAGTGCTCACCTTCGACAAACTCACTCGCCAGCAAGCCCACGACGATGCCGTTTCCATTCGCGACAGCATTCTCAAAACTCTTGCCGACCGTGAGGCAGCTGAACACCCACAGCCATCCACTCCTACAGAAGCCCCAACTACCCCACCGTCTGATAGTGGCAAAGGCTTTGAAAACAACCAGCCAGGCACACGCATCTTTGTGTCGCCTATGTTGTATTAACCACCAAACGAAAATCTCACGATGGAAAAGATAATCAACACCCTTGCCCCAGCCCTCACCACTCGTATGCTCACCGCAGAGCAGCGTGAGGCATTCGAGAAAGGACTTACCTTGTTGGAAGGTACGCCAAAGGCACAAGTGTTTGTGCGAGAAAGCAGACGGTTTAAGGATTACCACCGCCGTGTGCGCCAGTTACTCACCTACCTGCAAACGCTCGACACCACCGATGCCCAGCTTTCGCAGAAGCGTCGCGTAGGTCGTCCAACCAAACAAGAGCAAGCTTACTATGCCCAACTGCAAAAGCAAAAGGCACTGCAAGAGGCTAAAGACAGCCTATTCCCCGAACTAACGCCCGATGTTTCGTTGCAACCCCTCACCTACAATGGCATTGTGGCAGACCCTAATGGCGAGAGCATTGCAGCCACCATGCCCACCATGAAGCAAATTCGCGCGTTCCTCTCCGCCTCCTTGCAAGAGCAGGTAAACAACCTTCGCGCCCTTCGCAATGAAATGGCGGCTAAGGCAGAGCAAGCTAAGACGATGGCAGAAGCCAACGAAAAAGCCGTTGCACAAGGAAAAGGCGCGCTCTACACCGAGCAAGAGATCGCCGAACTTGCCACCCGTGCCGTGGAGATTGAGAGCCACATTCTGCCCGACATCTATACTGCTATCGACCGCGAAATGGGCGAGGTTTATTTGCGCCTCAGTCAGCGCACAGGCGACCCTGAATACATTAAATACGTAGAAAAAAAATTCAACATTGCGCCACAAGACCTCCGCACGCAATTCAAGCCGTTTTACGAAAAGGCGCAACAGCGCGACCCGCTCTTTGCGCAAACCGTTGCAGAGAAAATAGCAGCTGACCGTCCCGAAGTGAAAGCCGCTCGCGAGGCCGTAGCGCAGCACAAAGCAGAGGCAGACGCTTTCATTAAATACATTTGTCGCAAAGACAAACCCAGCACCAAAACCCGCGTGAAAGGCATTAAGGACCGCATTGCCAAATTGCGCGAGGAATATTCCGACATCGTGACTGAAGACGAGCTCAAAGGCTTCGAGGCTATACTGATGAAGGCCGAGGAAGAGGCTGGATTGAATAACTAAAGAACGTAGGCAGAATGGAAAAGGACGCATTCCAAACGCTAAAAGAAACCTGTAAGCGTGCTTGCCACGAACGCCATGCTTGCGCGAATGGCTACAAGCAAATGTTGGCTTCGGGCAACGTGAGCCAAATGATGGCTACTTGGCGCGATAATTGGGAGGATGTGGTGGAAAGCAAATATGCAGACATCATCCGTGCTGAATTGCCCAAACAATATCCTGCCTTGAAGCAAGAGATGAACCAAGCGGGCATTTACTTAAACGAATGCCCGGAGAATGCTCCATCGTTTGTGAGGGTTCTTATCACCGATTGTGAAACCCCCATTCATATATACGACAGAGCACAAGCCTACATTATTGGCGAAGCAAACGTAGTGGCACATGGGCATAGTCAGGTTTACAACACCAAGTGTAATGCCGTTGTTACGCTTCACGACCATGCTTACGGGAATATTCAAGCAGGCACGGCACAAGCCTTTGACCATTCCGTTCTTAAAAACTACACACCATCATGAACAGCAAACTTGTAATCCTCGCAGGCGGTAAGCCCATGACACTTACGGACGACTTTTCGATTAGCGTTGAGCTGCAAAATCCTCTGTTCAACGATACCGAAATGTTTTCCTATCCGGTGTCATTGCCATTGGACGGAAACCGCCACTTCCTGAAGAACCCCGACGACATCAACTCCGACATCCGGCCGGTTGATTATGAGCATACCCCCATGCGAATTATTGCCGACGGCGTTCCGTTTGCGAGTGGAACCGCTGTAATGCAAGAGGACGAAGAAGTGAGCGATTCGCTTTCCGTGAATATCGATGCCAGCACGCAGACGTTTGACGATTTAATCTCAGACTTGAATTGCAACGAAGTGCCTATTCCCGATCGCTACAAAGACCAACTTTTGATTGGTGAGAAGATAGACGAGGTGAATGTGCAGGTCACTTACAAGACCGATGTGGTGATTAAGTATCAGGGAAAGAAAGGCGATAAGGTGTATGGTTCCGTAGGCGAAGATAATAAAACAGCGGCAACCTTTTCACCGCAAGCATTGGGCTTTTCCTATCCCGGAAAATGCGTGGAAGAAGGAACATTGCATAAGGCAGTGTTAGACTCGCAACGTACTTATTTAGATGGCAATAAACTGAATATACCACAGGTGGAGCAATCGTACATCAACGTGAAGGATGCTTATCCGCTCAAGCCGTTTTGCAATGCGCGTGTTTGCTACAAGCATTACGACATTGACGAAAATGGTGAAACATCCAGTAAAACGGTAGAACAACTCCCTGAAGTAAGTGGTGATGTGATGTATGAAAATTACGGACCGATATGGATGCTCGAAGCCGACCGTCCACAGTCTGGTATTTGTTTTTATGTGCTGTTCTTTCTCGATTGCTTGTTTGAAAGTCTTGGCGTTTCGTTCGATAGAGATGCCTTGATGGAGATTGGCGATTTGCGACGCTTGTGTTTCTTCACGACTAAATGTGCCTATAATACCGAACCTTTATATTATGGTACAAAATATGAGAAAGACGATCCTGAAGTGATAGCCGGACTAAAAAATGAAGGCGACATTAAACTTGGCTTTTTTCAAAAGTCTGCAAAAAATGAAGCCGAATGCAAGAATTTGTTTGACGACGTGAATGCTTGGTTAGATAGCCGTGGTTGCGGTGGAAAGTTGGAGTTGGAAAATCCCAAGGATAAATCCATGCAACAAATAGCCTATCACAAGGTTACTTACGAATATGAAACAGTTGTAGACAACCGTTTCAGCAGTGCTTCATCGTCTCAAGCGAAGGTTACAAAAGTTGTGGACCCTACTGTTACAACGGTTGAAGTAGGCAAGGACGGTGTAGCAAGCATTACCACAAAGTCTACCATTACTGGCGCACAGATGAGTGCAAGTGTGGTGCGAATGTTTGCCAACGAAAAAAACTTTCCCGCAGAGTCCGTATCAACGGTGATTGAATCGCTCGAAAACCAATTTGGCATCAAGTTCGATTATGATTACGAACGAAAAAAGGTTACAGCCTATCTTGTGAGAGATGTATTTCGCAAGCAAAACCCCCAACCGCGTCAGTTCCATGCGAAGGTTCTATCCATTGCACAACTCAGCGAAAAGATTACGGGTGTGCGTGTGGGATATTCGGCAGAAAGCGACACAAAGGAACAAAAGGACAACGTACAAAATAAAGTAAAGGACTACAACACGGATTATGATTACATAGACTATCCAAAGGAAAGCACCGTAACGAGTTTAGCCTACAAGGATATTATTCATCAGGTTTTCAGCAATCAAATGAGTGTCTTTGTAGACAAGAACACGGGTAATAAATATCGTGTTAAGATTGACTCTGACTTTAGCAACAATAACGACATGGAACCTCGTTTGTTCGAGGTGGGAGCCTATAAGGGCGTTGAAGTAGGAGATTGCTCCACCATTAACGATGACTTTGTGCAAGAGTTTTTGTCTGATTTCGTTCCCGTAGGATTGGTGGATGTCAATTACCGCAAGGCTCTTTCTGCAAGTTTCGATACCGTATGCTTTACAGATGCTCCTTCGCAACCCGTTGCCGGCAATAACATTGAAGGTTATGCCACGACATCCGTGAATGGCAATTTAGCTCAAACCATTTTGGCTGCCAATGTAGACGAGGATATGGAGCATGAGTTTGTTAAGCAATACATTCGCAATCCGCTTTCGTCAACCGTAGCAGATTTCTATGTAACCGAGGTTTTGCAACTTCGTGAATCCTACAACCCATCCGATACCGACGACGGAAACTCTCCCCTGCAATCCCACGATTGGGGATTGAGCATTGCCGTGATGCGTGGCGGTGGAACAGACTCCAACACCGAGAGTTTTGATTACAATTACGACGGCTTCGGCAATAGCAAGTGGCGCACCACCGTAGGCGAATATGCGCTGTCCGCCGACTCTGTTGACCCCTACGGAAATGTGTATGACTACAACGGAACGGCAGAAGGCATAGGAAACGAAGAACGCTTTTCGCTCAAACCGCGTGCTTGGGTGCAACCCGATTGGGCAGACGCACCGCTTGTGGTAAATGACCAGCTTATAAAGAACCGAGGCTATTTCGACACTTTTCTGGTAGATTATGCTTACTTCCTCCTCAATCGCAAAAAATACCGCATCAAATGTCTTGCTTCGGTAGCGCAGATAGCCGACATCCCCAATCATTGGAAGGAATGGTGGTTGATAGACGGAAAGAAATGCCTTATCAATAAGGTATCTACCGACATCAGTGTGACCGAAGGAATGGGCGAGGTGGAACTCGAAGTGTATAGCATTTAATGTGTTTAATGTTTAATTCCTTGTAACATGGCAAGACAAATAACCCTCAATTCAGGCAGCATATTCAACGGCAATCCCATTACGTTTAGTATAATTCCTTCGTGGGCACCCCATTCATCGTTTCACCGTGTGATTGTAGAAGTAACTTGCGGCATGGATGGTGGAGATTACGAAACTATCAAAATGTCGGTTCCTGTGTACGAAGAGAGTTTTGATGGAAGGGTGTACATCGACATCTCATCTGCCCTACGTACCCTTCGCGACAGCTACAACTACACACCCGACACTGCGACTTATCCGATTGTGAAGTTCTGTGTGTGGGCTTACGACGAATATATGTCCGATGGCGAGTTTCAAACTCGTGTTGGTGAGTGTGTATCACCTGCCCAGAAATACGGAGAAACCCAATACTACTGCACGCTTTTTGGCGCATTCTCCGACATGGAACGCATGGCATCCAACGATTTTAAAAAGGTGAAATACCTTTCGCGTAAACCCACTTCGGCACCCGAGATTGTGGCAGTTGGCGAGGAATATGTGTACACCCCGCCATTTGACGAAGCATGTGCATTGCTTGACAGTGCAACGCTCACACCTCCCACTTCGCAAAAAATGCTCATTACCACTGAAGGCTCGCAAACCGTCAATGGCGTACCGCTCTATGCCCTACCTGAAACTGAAGCAGAGAACCGGCAAATGTTCCGCTTCATCAACTCATTCGGTGTGTTGGAGAGCGTGAGCGTGCCCAAGGTGTATAGTAAAAAGCGTTCGGTAACTTCCAGTTCCTATGCCATTACAAGGCAGGAGACCTTCAGCAAGTTCTCGCGCTCGTTTGTCAAGAAGAGCAACAATCGCGAAGAATGGCTCTTCCAAACCGACCCTTTAAACGAGGATTGGCAGCAATGGTACTTGCATGAGTTCCTGATGAGTGACTACATTTGGGCGCACATCAACGGCCAATGGGTTCCATGCACTATCACGCTCGAAGAGGACGAAACCTACTACGACAGTACCGGAAACAATCCGCTCACCGTGTCGTTCACCGCCAAACTCGACATCGAAGGCAGTCCAATGCTCTAATGTAGGCACACACATACGCTTTGTTTCTTTTTTCCGTTTCCTGTCCCGAAGCACACCCATGCGTGGTGAATGCTTCGGGCTTTCTTCATGTCCCTATTTCGACAAAGCAAATATCTATTTTTGAAACATCAACAACTGAAAAACTACCGCGATGATCAATAAAAAGACCTTCATTTTCGCGACGCTTGCCGAAGCCTTAAAGTTTAAAATTGGGGCTAATCCAAGCAACACCACCTATCGTTTTGGGTCTTTCGCTGCGGATGCTGCAATAGAAACGGGCGAACCAGACATTCCCTATTATTCCGAAATCCTCATTCGCGAAACCAACCAGATATGGCGGTGCAACCAATTTTGGCTGAACGACGTGGAGCGAAGTCCCGACAACGACCTTGCCACCGAACGCGCCGAGCGCACAGCAGCCGACACCCGTCTGCAAGAACAGATTGATTTGCTTTCGTCAAACGATGATGTGTTCACTGCTTACCAGGCACAAGAAACAAGGGAGCGCAAGGAGGCTGACGAGAACCTGCAAACGGTGTTGCAAAACCAACAAGCAGCCATAGCCTCGTTGGGATTGCGAGTAGATGGACTGGCAGGAGTGCTAATCACCATGGAGGAATATCGTGCCATTAAGCCCAAACTCTTTCAAACCTATTATGTGGCACGCGACGAAACCGACAAAGCAAAGCTAAAGTGTTGGCGCATCTATTTGCGTTCACAGCTCATTGGCGAGTTTGAAAGCAGCGGAAAGCTCACCATGCCCAAGTTCCCCATGCGTTTTCCTTTCCGCTTTGCGTAATGTCATTCTTTTTCAAAACATCAAAACATAAATAGCTAATGGCAACTGATTTCACCAACATCAACGATCTTCTAAACAAGACGAACAATGAAGAAGCGACCGAGGAAATTGAATCTTCGGGTGTGCCAACGAATGAATTCCTCACTGCCGACGAATTTGTCAATCAGATTGTAACCCCCATTCTGGAGTTGCAAACCGATGCGAAGAAAACGGTCAAGACGGTCAAGTTCAACAACGTGAGCTATGAACCCGACGAAAATGGCGTAGTATCGTTCAACCAAATGGTAGACAGCGATAGCTATGCCATTCGTGTAGCATCTACCGTATCGGGCGACCGCAATATGAAGGTGGGCGATGCCTTTGTGGTTCCCATTCGTTATATGGCATTGAAGGTGACTGCGCTTGGCGACCGCATTAACTACCGCGACGTAGCAGGTACGCTCACTGTGTCGCGACGTAAGGAAGGAGCCACCGAGTGGACGGATGTATATACGCAAGAAAACATTGTGTCGCAAGACGAAACGTATGATGCAGGGAGCGAAGCATCCTATCCGCTTAAACTCGACCTTGGCAAGTATGTAGAAGAAGGCCCGCAAAATATCCGAATTCGAATTTCATCTTATTATCGGGACGAGAACAATGTGCGGCGCGACTTTTATGGCGACCTTGTTCTTTCGGTGAATGCGGTAAACTTGGTTGTGAAAAACCTTGTAGACTGGTCAAAGCGCATCTTGGCAAGTGATGGCGGCTTTCCTTTCTCGTTCTCAGTGATGGGTGCCGTAGACAAGCAACTGCATGTAACCATGACCGGCGCGCTCGGCACATGGACGATGACGCCCAAAACTTTCCTTGCTTCAGAACAACGTCCCGAAGCCAATCCTTATTCTTGGACGCAACAAGAAATTTCTGCTTACGGATTGCTTTCGCATGGTGTGCATACCGTCACAGCCTGGCTCACTTGCTCGGATGGTATGGGAGGCGAACTTTCATCTGAAGTGGTGGTAAACCGCTTTATGGTGGTAAATACTGCCAATGCAACTCCCGAGCAATTAGCAAGGCCCTTCCTGATGTTGCAAGGTGTGAAGAGTGTGGTCGAGAACTATGTACGCACCGTCATCTCTTCATTTGCCGTATGGATGCCTAAGAGTGGCACAGAACCCACCGTTGCGAGTACATACAACCTGCCCGTGAGCATTCGCATTACCAATGCTGGCGATGGTGATACCGACTACACACAGGCTTATTACGTGTCGGAACAAAGGGTCGCAGTTGCCACAAAATACGATATTGATACCACCATCGAAATTGAGAATGCAACAAGTGGTGAATCTCCTGACTCTTACCAGGCATATTTGCGTGTGTTCCGTTACAATGGCAATGAGTTGGTAAACTTTTTGCGCGAAAGCCAAGGCAACCGATTTGTGGTGTTCACAGTAGACAACAAGAACGACTATTCGCCTGTAGCTGGTGCGCATTTCTACCTTGACCCCAAGGTGCGCAACAACACGGAGGAAAACTTTAAAAGCATCATCAACAAGCAGACGCAACAGGTAGTTCCTTCGGTTTGGGATGGTTTTGACGGACTGAGTGATGCTTGGGTAACGGATGATGATGGTGTGAAAGTGCTTCGCATTCCTTCCGGTCGAACACTCACTATCGGTTACGAGCCTTTCGATGGTTTTAAAACCAATCCTTCAGCTTCTATGTCGCTCGAAATGGATTTTGCCGTGCGAAACATTACAGCAGAGGACGCCCCCGTAATCAATATTTCGCAGACCGTTCAGAGTACGCTCGAAAAGTTGGGCTTGATTATCAAACCTTTGTCGGGGGCTATCTGGGCGCAAGAAAAACAGAACGAGGACGACCAGGACTTTGGTTATGAAGAGGGCAAGCGTGTGCATCTTGTATTAACGCTTACACCTGCACTCATCGCCAAGGGCAGTGATGAGTTTACTTGGCAAACGCCTAATGGAACTCCTACTAATCGTGCTACGGCTAAAATCTACGTGAATGGCAAGCCGCATCGTGCCGTGCAGTATAGTGTGGAAACCAATGGCGTGTGGATCCAAGGCGAAGGACACGGTGGCATTCGTCTGGGAAATCCGGATTGCGACCTCGACATCTACACCATTCGTTGTTACCGGGGCACTACACTTTCGGCACAAAACGTGTTGCAAAACTATACCGCCACACGTCCAGATGCCGAAACAAAGAATATCATTCGTCAGCGAAACGACATTTTGGATGGTAATGGCCGCGTGTCGTATGTAAAGGTAAAGGCGAAAGGTAAACGCTGTTTGACACTTGTAGGTACTGACAACTACAAGATGAACCAGGACAAAAATGTGGGCTATGCCTGCTATTGGCGCATTGACTACTTTGACAATAACGGCAACTATGTACCTGAGCTTTCGGGCACGATTGGTAAGGCTGCTTACGAGGCTTATCTGGATGGCACATTGGGTAGCTTTAAGTGCTTAATGAATACGGCACAAGGTTCTACTGCTAACACTTATTGGTGGAACAATGAGCAAACCAAGTGCGACAAGATTACCTACATCATTCGCATTGCCTTCCTCTCGCTTCATGCTGAATTTGGTTGGACTGCTGCAAAGTCTAACTTCACTGAAAGCACAGCTGCCACCTATCCCCTATTCCTTGATGGAGAGCAAATCCAAGGCGACGCTGTGGCGGGTCTTAGCGAAGCGCAGAAAGAACGACTGAAAATTGATGTGGTCGATGGCTGGATTGATGGCAACGGCATGTATCATGGTCAGTTCTATACCCCAACGATTGGCGGCCCAAAGGCTACTAAACTGGTAAACAAGATTAACTACGCCTCGCCCATGCAGAGCCACAAGCAGGGAGCCACGCGCTTGTTTAACGATGTGATGAAAGCGGCGTGCAAGGATGAGCTTCCTTCTTGGTTTGCTGACAACAAAGCTCGCTTTGCGGTGTATGAGGACTCTTTTTTCTTCTTCAACCAACCTGCCGGAGTGAGCGAACCTATCTTTATTGGTTTTAGCACATTTGGTTCTGGAAAATGCGACAAGGCAACTTGGGGCTATGACAAGAAGAAGATGTTTGCCTTTGAAGGCTTGAACAACAACCTTCCGCTTTGCGATTTCCGTGTGCCTGCTGATGAGAATGTAACGTATAACGTAGATGATGAAGCATGGGGTTATAACGGTATCAAGTCGTTTGAGTATTCATTGGGCGCAACCAATGGCGACGATACCCCCACAGCATCGAACGATGCCTTGTTCCGTCGCTACGTAAACTTCATCTATGCACACGACACGCGCATGGAGTGTTACCGTGGTTCGCGTACTGACTTCGACCAATACTATGCTGCCATTTACGACCGCTCGACTGTGGTAGGTGCGGCCGATGCCGATACAAAGTTGCTCGACACTGTGCAGACCACAAAGTATTGGTTGCGCGATGGCGAAGAAGCCTTCCACCTATTGCGTTTCGATTACGTAAGCGGCAAGTTCGTGGACGCCGGTACATGGACGAAAGATGGCGGTTATGTGGCTGGTGTGCGCAATCTGGCTACCGACCCCATTACGAAAGCCGCATACGAACAATGGAAGGCAAGCGAAGATGTGGGCGACTATAATGTACTGAACACTTTGTTCCGTATGGCTATCGCCGCTTCATTTAATGCCAACTGTGGTGCATTCTTGAACAAGAAGAACCATCAGACGCATTACAACTTGGTAAACTTTCTGCTTGCCGGTACGGACAACTGCTCTAAGAATACTTATTACACCATCGATATTACCACAAAGACTTGTTGGCTCTATCAAGACGACCTCGACACCATTTTGTCTACTGACAACAACGGACGCCAGACTAAGGTGTACTTCCTTTCGCGCTACTTCGATGTGCAAGACACCGAGGAGGGCTTGAAGAAGCAGAAGGATTATGAGGGTACGGCTTCTGCCTTGTTCAATACCATGGAGGCTGCATGGGAAACGCTCGACCCTACCGCCTTACCTGCCAACATGCGTGAAATTCTCACGGTTATGGGTACGCTGGTTGGTGCAAACGAAGAACTCGAAGGACTATCCGTGACGCAACGTCAAACTCCTATGGGTTGCATCCATAAGTATTTCTTCGCCACGCAAAAGTATTTCCCTGAAGTGGCTTGGGCTGAGCAACAACGCATTCGCTACGACTGGCCCGCATCGTGGGGCTATGAGAGTTTTGGCAATCAAGCTCGTGGTGTGCTTGCCGTGACACAAGGAATTGGCGACCAACTTGAACGCGAAATGCAGTATATGGAACGGCGCATGGCACTTGTTTGTTCGTATGCGGCATGGGGCGACTTTTCGAGTGGTGTAAACACGGGTAGCACGGGTTTAACCGATGCCAGTTCGGGCCTTCAGTTTACACCGGGTTCCGGGCGCACGGGTGGTGAATACACCTTCGACCTTGTACCCCATCAGTTCCTTTACCCCTGTGGCGTGCGTGACCGTGCTTTGGTCAATCCGCATACACGTATGATTCCCGGTCGTCACTATGCTTTTACGGTGAATCCCGCCTCTACGCCTATCCCCGGCGACTCTTCGGTAGGTTTGGCTGCTATCAACTACTACCGTTCTATTGGTAATGTGGGCAATATGGTGGTGGGTAACAACAACTTTACCATCCAAGGCAAGCGCATGACCGATTTCACAGCAGAACCATCGCAAGGTAGCACAGCATTTGCCCCTAAACAGATTGAGGTAACTGCCACCAACCTTCAGCACCTTTCGTTGCATGGTGTAACGGGTGGAACAGGTACGCTCAACCTTACTAAGGCAAACCGTTTGCACACGATCGACCTTCGTAGCACAAAGTACGGACAGGTGCGCATGCCTCAATCGCCACAACTTACCGAGGCGCGTTTTGGTGCTGAACTTTCAACTTTCGATGTGCGCGACATGCCGCAGCTGCAAACACTTACTTTTGAAGGTTACAACAAGCTCACCTCGTTTACGATGTTAAATTGCGGTGGAGACTCGCGATCCGTTGCACGTGGTTGTGCTGATGCTAATGTAGCCTTGCAGCAATTTAAGGTAGACAATGTGAATTGGGTCGATATAGCTCCTGGCGTTTTGTCTTATCTAACCCAAATTGCTTTGTGCGAATTGGCTGGACGCATTGCGGTTACTGACGGTCAAAACGTGGATGCGCTGTTGAAGAAAGCCTTGTTGCAAAAGTTTGGAGATGTGGATGATGAAAGCAACACGCTGTTTGTGAGCTATACATTCCGTTCGGTAACTGGTGTAAACATCACTACGCAACGCTTTGTCATAGCAGAGGCGGGAGATTATCCTTACAAATCAGATATTCTTCCTTCTGTAGCCAACAACTTTAAGGCTGTGCGGTGGTCGGTTTCCGACAACGAGTTAGGTGTAACCGTAGACGCCAATACGGGTGTGCTTCATGTTCCTGCTGTTGGTGAGGAAAGCAGCAATCCCACCGCCACACTTACCGTTACGGTGCTGCTCATCAATGGTAAAGAGGTGAGTGCTTCGGCAGTAATTAAACTTTTTAATCGTGTGCCTAAAGTGGGCGACTTTGCTTATTACGATGGCGAGTTCGATGCCGTGCTTTATCCGGGCAAAAAGGTAATAGGTTGGGTGTATAAGGTGACAAAATATACGGACCTACCCGCTGATTTGCTCAATGAATACTTAAAGGATGCTGAAATTGCAGCACAATACAATGCGGGTAAAACGCTCTACGAGGTGTTGGTTGAAAATGCAGCCGATTTAAGTATCTCATCTTCGGATGATGCGAATAGCATTTCTGCGTTTGCCTGGGGTATATATCCAGAAGAAGCCGGAACCAATGGTTTAACTTCAGCCGAACGTGCCCCTATCGCCGAAGCCCTTTCCATTTCGGACTCTGAACTCCTGAATAATCCTTCCTTGAAGGATTGTGCATCATCAGGCATGAAGGATGAGAACGGAAATGGTACATATTATATCCAAGACCTTCAGGCTTACGACGATACGAAAACTGATGGCTTTAAGGTGTATGAAGATGCAAATCTTGCACCCAACCGTTGGGATGGACGCAAAGACACGGCAACGATTGTAGCACGCGCCAAGCTGGTGTTAGAACAATATGTGGGTGAAGGCTTGATGACCGACAGTGAGGGACATACCATTTTCGACTATCTGCCAGCTGGTCGCGACCATATATTGCCCGAAACTCCAGCCGAGTTAGCCGACCTCATGGTAGCCTTGGGTAACATAGGTGGCAGTGCGCGTTGGCGGCAACTTGCTTATCCTGCCGCCTATGGTTGCATGCTCTTTGAGCCACAAAACAATGGTAAACCGATTGAGGAATTGGATGTTCACTACAAGCGTGGTAATTGGTATCTGAATGGTGCAGCCGATTTGATGCGTCTTTACATATTCTTCCGCAATAGTCGTGCTTTGGCGCCGTCAGACACAGGCACGCCTACCGCCGAGTTTTCTGACGAGGATAACCCTTTACGCCCTACAGAGCCAACCGATGCGCGACGTCCGCATTACGCCAACTTGCAAAAGCGTGCAAAGGACGCTGGCATTAGTTGCCCCATTAGCAACCCCACGCAGGCCTACCGTTGGGCGGCCACCGAGGGCTACTCCTACATCAGCTGGGATTGCTACTTCGGCAATGGCAACTTCAACGGCTACGGCTACGGCAAGTACTACGGCATGAGGGTGCGTCCTGTTGTCGCTTTTCCCTTTGTTCTTTAGCCTTAACTCGCCGCGCTTTTTAGCGCGGCGCAAGGCCGAAAACGGCATTTTCGAAGAAAAAACATTGGTTAATTGCATTTTTCGAGGCAAAAGCCTCGAAAAATGCCCTCTGTTTCAAAAACTATTTTGTAATTTTACACTACAAAAACAAAAAAGCCAAGCTTACGCCTTATGACCAAACAAATGGTTCATATAACCCCACAACAAGCGTTGAAAAGCCAACAACTCAAGAAAGAGAAGGTCAAACGCACGATACACCAACAACAGGTGTACCGTACTGCGCAAAACTTGTTTTATGTCCTGACGCAGATGCGCAAAACTTGTCCCGTGAAGTTTCGCGCTGTGCTCGATACGGCGTATGGCGAGTGTGCAAGTCTTTTGGTGGCCTTGTCAATCGCTTACGCTGAAGAACAGGCACGTGTTGCGCAACTTACTATTGCAGCTGCTCATATCGATGCGATTAGAACCGTTTTTGGTATTCTTCGCTCGTCGGGTTGCATTAGTAAAGATGATTATAAAAAGTCCAAGTCGCTTGTCATGTCTTGCACCCAGCAAGTATTGGCATGGAGGGCTTCTTCTAAGATGGGATTGTCAAAAGGTAATAATCAACAAACTGCATAGATTATGAATTTTGACAGGGTATCTCAGGAGATGTTAAAAGGGAGCCTTACCTGCTATGGCGCAGAAACCATAGTTGGTTACGAAGATGCAAAGGCTCAATTAGACACGCAGACCAACCGTTGGGCGGCCACCGAGAACAACTCCAACAACAGCTGGAATTGCAACTTCAACAATGGCAACTTCAACAACAACAACAAGTACAACGGCATGAGGGTGCGTCCTGTTGTCGCTTATGACACTCCTACTGACTTTCTCAATCTTGTAGTTACGGCTTTTCATGATTGTTGCAAAAACAAGCGCACAAGTAAGGCTTGCATTGATTATTGCGAAATAGCCTCCGACGATTTACCCGTTTTAGCGCACGAACTTTACACCTGCACTTATCAGCCGGGCGTGAGCACTTGTTTCTTGGTTAAATATCCCAAATATCGCGAAGTTTTTGCGGCTTGTTTTCGAGACCGGATTGTTCACCATTTTCTCGTTTTGTTGCTTAATTCACTCTTCGAACGGCGTTTTGTGAAGCAAGGCAATGTGTCGTACAATTGCCGCAAAGGGTTTGGCACACTTGCCGCACAGCAAGCCGCATTCGATGCTGTGAAGAAAGTAACTAACAATTACCAAACTGAAGCTTGGGTATATCGCGGTGATATTGTTTCGTTTTTCATGTCGATAGACAAGCGCATCCTTTGGGCTAAGATGGAACCATTTGTAAAGGAAAAGTATAAAGGCAACTATTTAAATCAAGTGCTTTGTGCCGCCAAAACCGTTATTTTCCACTGTCCTGAAAAACATTGCATATTCAACACAGACATCACAGAATGGGAAAAACACGTCGAAACCCACAAATCTCTGTTTGGCAATAATGATTTTCAAGGGATGCCAATAGGCAACTTAACCACGCAGATTTTCGTAAATTTCTTAATGTCCTATTTCGATCATTTTGTGATAGCTTGGTTGCAAGCGCATTCTCTATCTGTGTATTATATTCGTTTTGTGGACGACTTCTTGCTCATGTGTACCAACAAAGCCCTACTAAAACAACTGGTAAAAGATGCTCGTGCATTCTTGGCAAATGAGTTGGAAGTAACCCTTCACACAGACAAATATCATTTTCAACGTGCCTCGCATGGCTTTTCTTTTGTGGGAGCCTATTTAAAGAACGGACGCATTTACTTGTCAAAGCGCACGTTAGCCCGTTTTCGCGAACGTGTGCATGGATTTAATGAGATGATTGAACACAAACAAGTCATCACCTTTGCCGACCTTCGCCGCATAGAGCAAGCAGTAAACTCGTACCTTGGCTTTTGCAAAGGAAAATCCACCTATGCCCAACGAAAGAACATACTCTTGCAGTTTGGGCCTGATTTTTACCGTTACTTTTGCATTGCAGGACATTACGAACGTGTGCAAATGAAATTCAAAGTTAAACCTCAATACTTATTCGCAGTATGACGAATATCACAAAAACTCACACCGAATCCCTTACCTCCTCCCCTCAGTCCATCGTGCGCTCTTATGCAGGAGGAAGGGAGATTGTAACCCTTAATCTCAACATTCAGCGGCGCCCGGCTACCCGGCAAGCCGATGCCCACACTATGGATGGCGAAACGGCCGAAGCATACGAATGCACTACCATCTCAGTGTTGCACAGCGGAAGCCACATTACGGCAAACGATGTGGTAAAAATAATTGTGCAGCAAGGTATGTTTGCAAGCATCGACACCGCTTTTCTGAAACGATTGGTAGCTACTTACGATATTCCCGACTACGACACCTTGGTATCCGTTCTTGTGAGCGGTAGCTATACCTATGCCGATGAGTTGGCAATCCACCGCAAGGCACTTTTAGGCGACGAGCAACCATTAGCCGAACTCAATGCCTATGTGGAGCAATGCAAGCAACTCTCCGCAGCTTGTTTTTCAGAACTCCATACAACTGAATCCTAATGTCGCGATACCCACACCAACTCACCATTCAGCAAATTGTGGAGATGCAAGATGCGCCCGACAACACGCACCTTTACCTCTTGCAACAAGGTTTGTTCTATCATGCCTACAACCAGAGTGCGGTGTTCTTTCAAGGCATTACGGGGTACAAGGTGCGACGTATGCCGTGGCGATGCACTTATGTGGAGCAGTTAGGCATTCCCTGCACCGTGATTGACGGAACATTGCACCGCTTGCAACGGAGGCACCCAGAAGCCCTGATTGATTGCATGTTCTACGTACCACACCTTGCCATAGAACTGCCGCGTGAGGTGGTGCAAAACATTCCCTACGAAACCTTCCAGCCCCTCGCTCCGCGCACTCCAATACCCACGCACGTGCAGCAGGCAGTTTGCGACGCCATTCTCTCGTTGGATGCCAACACTGCGGCAGCTGAAAAACTGCGCCACACCGTGCTCCGTTTGCAACAAATGATCCGTCACAAGGCATAAGGCAAAGACCGAAGCCGCTGCCACCACGCAAGCAAGCGAGCAGGAAATGTCCCCGCTCCCCCACCCAAATGTTTTACTTTTGTTCAAGTGAAAAGAAACAAGAACAAACCAGTAAAACATTTTTTTATGCTCTTCTCCATCACCTCAAACAATTTGCACATCATCAATTCCTACGATTACCGCCAGGACGAGATGTCAGACGCACTCTTTAGAATATGCTGCCGCCATGCCGATAGCAAGGTGTGGAAGCGCACGCTCGCCTCGCTCAAGGACGAATGGTGCGTACACAACGCCCTTTACCGCTTGCACATCCTGCGCAGCCGCACTGCCGACGTGGATCTCAACTACCCCTGTCGTGCCGAATGGCTCTACACCCTGTTAGCCCCCTTCGCCCGTCTAATCATCAAGTAAAATCCCACCGCACATGACAACCGAAGCAACCCCCAGGCAAGGGCGCGTAATGACCGAAGCAACTCCACAGGATTATTGGATTGCCGAAAATGCGCTCTTCATTGAACGCAATGCCAATGCCGACCCCGACTACATTCAAGCCTCCTGTATGAGTGGCGCGCAGATTTTGGTGTACATCAAAGGTGTGATTGGCTATGATGCTGGACACAACTATCAACGCTGGACGCTGCAAGCCTCGCCCACCGTGTTTGGATCCCACACCGAAAAATATGTGTATGTCGCCATTCCGCGCCCCGAACTTACCAGCAAACGCACAGCCATCGTTGTATTCCCCTCCGAGCGCATTGATGTGTACGGCAAAAATGAAGCCGAGGAGCAAATAGGATCCGTCGGCTACTATTACATATTCCTGCAAGGCATTCTCACCTCCTCGGGCGACAATGGCAGCATCAACCGCGAGTGGAAACAACACATAGTGACGGGCTACCTTTCGTCCGATGAAGCCATCAATGCAGGTCCCACCGAGAGCCAATGGTTCAAATACAGCTCGGTCGATGACTATGTGACCTTCCTGAAGAACCTCACCATGAAGGCCGGCACCGTCTTTGCGCAGCTCTTTGCTCGCGCGCTGACCATCGTGTCGGGCGGAAGCATCTCCTTCGAGGGAAAGGAGGGAAGCATCACCGGAGTGGCAACCGACGAAACACCTCTCTCCTCCAGCACCGACATTGTTACGCCAGAATACCTCGACGACCATGCGCTCTCCAAGCAGCACGACGACCGCACCGACCACGACCTGGCAATGAAGAACCTCACAGTGAATGGCACGGCTGATGTGTTTGGCAACACCATCCTGCGTGGCGACCTTACCGTAGGAACTGCCGAACATCCCCAAAAAGCGCACGTGTTGGGCGACCTCGAAGTGGGTGTGTTCAACAAAGGCGTGCAAGGGGCCAAGGTTGATTTTTATGGCAATGCCGAGTTTGAGAGCATTGTGGGACGCTCCTTCCTCGAAGTACCCGAACTTCGCTACAACCGAACCACCATCACCGTGGGCAACAAGTGGCAAACAGAGGGTGCAGGCATCATTGAAAAGGTGTGGACGATACAGGACATACCTTCTATTTTTAACAACAGCACCGAGGGAATAGCCCGACTTAAACTCGAAGAGGGGGAAGTCGGGGCCATAGCCTTAAACGACAAATGCCAAGGTGTGTTCCACATTCAAGGCGTAAAGAACGACCCCACGACCACCGACACCCGCGATGGTAACTTCCACTTTGCGGGCTTCAAGACCATTTATTTTGTGGTCAAGGAAATTTACAATGCCATTACCTTACCCGCCGAAGTAAGGGCCTTGATGGAGGAGGGTGAGAAGATTGGCGAACAGCAGTACTTCCGCTACGAACTTCGTGCCGCCAGCTGTGCCTCGCTCCCTGCCGAAAATCGCAACCATTGGACCGACGCCACGCACCCCCAACCTACCATGCACTTTGCGGCATACGCCAACGCTACCAACTCCGACCGCCAAGCATCGCGACTCACCACCACCACCTATCAGTTGCACCTGGCGGGCATGACCGATTGGACGTACACCGAACAGAATATGCGTCTCATCATCGGTTGGCTCACGGGCTTCAGTTTCTTGCAGCGTGTGTGGGACAAGGACAAGGGGGAGTTCGTGCAAGTGACCAAGGAACTCAATGGCGAAGGAATAGCCACGGGTAACATTTATATGTGGGGTTCGATTGACCAGTTCGACCGCGTGCCCCAACTTGTGGCACAGCAACTCTACTTCCGTGCCACACAAACATCGCAAGCCCCCGAAGGTATTGTGGTGAATGCCGACACCCACCTGAGCTACGACCTGAACGGTTGGCAACGCGACCCCATCACACCTTCAGCCACCGACCGCTTTGTGTGGCAGCAGTGGCTCTACACCTACAGCGATGGCACCTATCAGGTGAGTGATGTGGCCTTCCATGCAGCCGACCCTACCACCCTTTCGGTGGTGCTGAGCCAGAACATTGTGAGTGTGGCCATTTCCGATTGGTACGACCCTTCAGCCCCCGACGACATTTCCTTCACGCTCACCGCCCGCATGCTGGTCGGTGAAAGTCCGATGCCCATCACCCAGGCTACCGCCACCTATGGCAAAACGGAACGAAGCGGCACCTCGGACAATGCCGTTGAAATGGACTACACCGCCACTATTGCCCCCGATGGCATGTCGGTGGATTACAACGTCACGCTGAATGGATTTGTGGGAGTGGCAGTGAACGGTGCCACACCCGAGGATGCTTTCATCACCTTTGCCCTCACCTCGAACTTCGGCACCGCAACGGCTGTAGCCACCATTGCGCAAAATCACGAGGGAGAGTCTGGACAGGACGGAACGGATGGCGTGAGTGCGGTAGACATTTCGGTCAATCCTCGTTCGGTGTCCCTGAAGAAGGCAACCATAGACCAGCCCTTTACCATAGATGTTTTTGTGGCGCAAGCCGGCAAATACCTTGCGCCTATGACCGACTACGTGGTGTCGCGCCCCACCAACCCCAGCAATGTGGTGCTCGACCAATTCGGTAGCGGGACAGACGGCCATTTCTTTATCCAGTTTCACGTTCCGGCCAACAACGTTGCGAATGGCAACATAACCTTTTCTGTGACCGACAAAAACACGAAAACAGCCTATCCTATCACCGTTCCTGTAGCAATGGTGCAGGACGGTGAGCATGGCAAGGACGGCGAACCGGGAAAGGACGGCACCGATGCGCTCACCATTCACCTGAGCGCAACATCCGTCACACTCCACCGCAGCAGCATGGCGCAAAGCTTCGAGGTGGTGATAACGGTCTACAGGGGAGACCAGCGGCTCGCTTACCTTAACGACTATTCTTGTGCTGGAGTTGAAGAGGCGGTAAATCTCATTTCCGGACTCGACGTGAAACTGACTGAGCTCAACAACCGTAGTCTGAAGTTCACGTTCAACTTGGCCGCCAACGCATTGGTGAATGCCTTAATTCCATTTAATGTAGTGGAGACGTCTACCGGCATTTCCTATCCCTGCACATTGAGTATTGCTACTGCCAAAGACGGCGAGCCGGGCGGCAGGGGCGAACGGGGTTACACGGGTGTCACCGTGCGGCGCAGCGAATGGCAAGAAGGTGTGGACTACCGCAACGATAGCTCCGAAGACCCGCTTTCTGTGGCTCCCGACGGCAACCGCTATCTGGATGAAGTTTCGATTACAGACCTTGCATCGGGCAGTGCCACCTACTTCCTGGCCCGCCCATCGCACAACGGACTGACTTCCTCAGCCGCCAACAAGCCCACTGCCGACGGCAACGACTATTGGCAACCCATCAACGACCTCCGTCCTCTCCGTACTTCGTTTGCCGACATCATGACGGCTTTCATCAACTACTTGCAGGTAGCGCAAATCCAAATCGTGGACGACAACAATGTTCCCTATGGTGCATTTGGCGGCGGAGAGGATGTCGATTATCCCTTGTGGTTTGGTGGAAAAACGCCTAACGAGGCGGTAGTGAAGTTTGGCAAAAACGGCGATGCCTGGATAGGCAAAAACTTCAGTGTGGTGAATGAAGATGTGAATGTCACGGGCAACCTTCATGTAAACTCGCTCTTCCTGAAACAGGGCGACTTGATAATGAAAGGTGGCAAAAAGTACTTGAACCTCGACAACCGCACGGGCAACTATTTTGTACTGCCGGACAGTGAGAACGTGTACTTGCCCGAGCCAGAGAACTACGAGGGCATGCAAATCACCGTATTCTTGGGGCAAAGCTTGGGCCAATATTCAGCTTTGAGTAGTGAGCGGGGCATATACTTCCCTTACTACGTGATGGCAGAGCACACGGGGGTATTCGTTACCAACAGCTCAGCGGCCAAGTGCATAAAGAGTTTCGACGGCTTGACCTCCGTCACGCTGGTTGCCGCCAAGGCGTACAGTGTGCTGGATACATTGTATTGGGTAGTAACGGCACAAAAAGGCATTATAGGCTTGTCGGATGGCACCACACCTGAAATTGCTTATGCCAACGAAGTAACCATGGCACTCTTGCCGGACGGACGGTTGATTAACTACGAACCGTGACGCCTGCCACATAAAAAATCCGCCTACTTTCCCAAGCAAGCGGACTCCAAAAAAACATTTTAATACACTTACATAGCGTTATCGACTATGAGATGGTTGCAAATTTAAGAATGTTTTTTCAATGCAGACCATTCAAACGCACAAAAACCGCCTACCTTCACAGGCAGGCGGTTTTTGGTGGAATGCACATCTAACACTAAAATCTGTGCCTACAATCCAATCCTTTGGAAAAAAGTGCAAGGGCAAACATTGCTTCGTTGAATGTCTTGCAACAAACCGCTTGTATTCGCGGACAAGCGGAACAACCTTTGAAAATGTCAAACTTAATCCACTGCAAAGGTAAGCATTGTTTTGGGTTTCTGCCAAGTGTATGTCCCAAATATTCAAAATCGTTTTCATACCTTCGCTACGCAAGATTTTTCCAAGCCCAATCATAAGGTTGCCATAAGGTTGCCATAAGGTTGCCATAAGGTTGGTGTTGGGTTCTTGCGCTTTCAAATTCTCGTCCATTTCGGTGGACATTTTATCAACTCCTTAAATTTTTAAACCATGGCAAAAGTTACTTTGAACCATGCTTTTGAGTCGATGAGTGGGAAGCTTTGCAAAAGAGGCTCCACCTACGTAGCACTCAACAAACAGACTGGCAAGATGTACACGGCAGAGTACCATGCCCGCGACATCACCAACAGTGAGGCCCTGAAACAGGTGAAGGCCGACTTCGCCAAGCGAGCCAAGTTTGCCGCCTCGTGGTGGAACGCCAACAAGCCTTCCCTCTCCAATGTCGCAGGCACCGCCAACTACCAGCTTGTAATGAAGGCTTATAAAGGGCAGCGCAGGATAGGCAATCCGTTTGCCTACCTCCGTACACTCGTATCGCCCGAACTCAAAGTGATGCTAGGCGACCTCGACATTACGGGCAGCATTACGTCTGGTGGTGGCGGCAGCAGCACCACCACACCCAACCCCGGTGGAGGTGGCAACCTCGATGGCTAACAGCCAGCCCTCCTTTCTCGATTATTTTGGATGAGTTTGTAATGCGCAAGGCGCACTCCTCGTCCTCGCTTCGTGCGAGGCTGGAGTGCGCCTTTGCTTTGTGCGCGTTTGTTTATTTGCTTGCGCAGTTGTTTGCTTGCTCGCGCGGTATTCCTGTGCGGTTATGCGCGCGTTTGTATGCGTGCTTGTGCGCGCGTTTGTGTGATTGTGCTTTTGTTTATTTGTGCTTTTGTTGTTTTGTGCATTTGTGCATCATCACGACTCGGGCAGCAGCACCACCCCAATGCGCACTTGTTTTCCACAATGCGGACAGAACACAGGATTTGCTTGCATCAACGGCATTGAACCCTCGTCTGCCCAGCCTTCGCTCTGTGTTTGAACGGGTGTAGGCGTGTTGTCCTCTGCCACGGACTTCGGCACATCCAAATATGAGGCGGAGGGCTTCTTCATCAGGTAAGCCTCCCCGAAAGCTTCACTCTGCTCTGTGCCACAATCGAAGCCGGGCTTATTGTTTTCGTCCTTCACTCCGTCAATAGGATAGAATAAATCCGTCACATCGCACCCCATTTTCTCACACAACTCCTCCAACTTTTTAATGGATGGATTTCCGTTTATCACATTTTGAATGATGTTGGGAGCACACATGTTGGCATAATCTGCAAAAGCTTTTACAGTTCCAAATCTTTCTTTGATAGCTCTTCTCACGTCAATTTTTGTTCTCATAAGCGTATATATTATTTTTTCGGTGCAAAAGTACTGCAAACATTTCATATATCAGTATTTTTGGCGCGTTTTTTTATTGTAAATAATATATTTATGTATTGTTTATTACTATGTATAACTGTTTGAAATAATATATTGCTCCCTTATTTTGTTGATAATTAGGCAGTTACGTTCTTTGGTAAATGTATTTGCTCAGCCCGCTCAAAATTGAAACCATTTGATTTTCAGTGTGTTCGGGCCTTTGATTTAATTCCGAAAGTGTCCTAACAGACGCGATAC